ATGCCAAATAAGGTAACATACACTATCACAACAGGTGACGGCAAAGAACATCAGGTATCTAAGGAAAATGTCGATAAGTACGGTATTCAATCGTATGCAGATGCATATAAGGGTGCTACTATCCGTATGCGTGATGCGCAGAAGGGCGATTATGACATTCCTTTACAGCATTTCGATAATGCGAGAAAGCAAGGACTTCATGCTTTCTCGCTTGAGCATACGCCTGTTCAGAAGCAGGCTGCACCAAAACCAACACCTACTCCAACAGCAAAACCAACTCCAAGCCCAAGTGTAAACCCTCGACAGAGCACACCGCAAGTTAGTAAGCCGCTTTTGTCAGACTCATTTGGAAAAGGAACTGGAACAGATTTCTTAAAGCCTAAGCCTGTAGGTTATAATCTTTCAGAAGAACATCGCAATGAAGTTCTTGGAGAGCAGGCAAAGCGTAGTGCTACTCCATCAAACCCACATGTACAGGGTGCTGTTCAGTTAGGGAATGAAGCTAAGGCAAAACGTGTAGAGCGAGAACAGAGGCGTTTTGGTAAGCCGACAGTTGTCAAAGCATTTGATGATGCTGTGCATGGTGACAAAAAAGCTGCAAAGGAGTTGGGCATGCCGCAGGTTATGCAGCAGAAGAAAGACGAGATTGATTACATGCAGGCAACAGGGAAAGAATTACGTAACCCTGTTGATGCTGGGTTGACATACGATGAAAACGGGGACGTAGTTCATTCCATGTTTGCTCCAACTGTAGCACGTGATGAACATGGAAATATCGTTACAAACGAGGCTGGAGAGCCACTTGTAGGGATTTCGTCAGATGAAGCACGTGCAAAAGCATACGGAGATAGTGTACAGACAGGTATCGAGGCACAACGTGAAAAAGATAAGGTTGATAATCTCTACAAAGATGCCACTGAGAGCGTAAATGATGCCTTTGACGAAGATTACAAAAAGAAAGAGGATTTCAGAAAGGAACATCCTTTCTTGGGAGCAGTAAGTGATGCACTTGAGGGATTTAGCAATCGAGGGAATGCTCTGCAGTATACTCCAGAAGGTGCCAAGCCAGGACTTGCTGCTCTTGGCATGTTGTCGAAAGCTGCGATTGCAAAGAATAACGCAGATAGATATGGAGACGCTGGTACTCTAAGCCGTCTCTATGGTGGTATCATGGCAGGTTTGACAGATGTAGACACATACGATTTTGGAATAACTGACACATTCAACGCAGCTAATCTTTATCGTGCTACAAAGAACTATGAAGAAGGTAAAGCAACCGCTAAAGACAAGATGCTTCTTGACGCAGCAGCTATTGCCAATAACGTCCAATCAGAAGCCTCTGATAGGCTTGGCGGTGCATTTGGGGCAGGTCAGAACCTTGTCGGTACTATTGGGTTCATGGCACAAATGGCTACAAACCCAGCCTCTGGGGTAGGCAAAGAAGCTGCTGCAAGTGTTGCTAAGACTGTTGCAAAGAGAGCACTACAGAAGTTTGGTAAAGGAGCAATAGCAAAAGCAGTCACAGGACTTGCAAAAGGGGCTGCACGTGTGGGAATGGATGCCGTGGAAGCAGGTGTTGTTACAGGTATGTACAGCCCAACAAAGATAGTAGGCGATTATCTCAATCGAAAGACAGGCGATGTGCAATCCGATGGTAAGGGCGGTTACATCTTCCAAAACAAGGAATATAGTGATGTAAAGGCACTCGCTAAGGCTATCAATGGTCAGTACGCTGAGAATATCTCTGAAATGTGGGGCGAATATCTGCCTGGGGTTGGTAAGGTAAATGCTGCCATTGGTCGTGGTGCACGTAAGATTGGTTTAGGAAAGGTCGTTGATGCCTTTGAACACATGAGTTCATCTAATTGGGCGAAGACATGGAAAAATTTCCAAGAGAGAACCAAGTGGAACGGAATGGCTGGAGAATACTTTGAGGAGGTTGCAAACAACCTATACAATGCTGTTACCAATGGAGATATGACACTCGACACAGACCCACACACTGGAGTGTTCAACCCAAAGATTAATCTTGATACGTTCTACAGCGTTGCTCTGATGAGTGGTATAATGAGCGGAGTTAACACAGCAGGTTATGCAAGAGAACGCTACAAGGCACCACACGAGCAGCGCAAAGCAGACGCACAAGCACGTTCTGTTTTTGGTGAGCGTTGGGATGAATACAAGAACGCTATTGATAACGCTGATGAAAAGCAGATAGGTAGTGTAATGGAGAAAATTGGCAGTGATAAGTCTTTGTCAAGCGCTCAGAAAATTGCAGCCTTACAATATCAATATCGTACAGCTGTTGTGCATGGTGTTAACGCACAAGACACAAAGAATAAGCTGGAGGGTCAATTTAACGCAATGGACGAAGCCTACAGTATGGGCTATAACTTGCAAGATGAAAAGGAACTCAACAATACGGCTATTCTTTATGACGAGGCGAAGAAACAAGCAATAAAAGCTACTGGATGGGGTGAAGATACGCTTGAAAGCATGATAGGCGAAGATGGCGGTGCATCAACTTTAGCCTATATGAAGCATAGTGATGAGTTTAACGACGGACAGCTACAAGCATTTACCGACTATGCCAACGCACGTGCTGCTTATAATGGCATGATTCAGCGTGTGAAAGATGATATTGACACAAAGGTACATGAAAGTAACCTTGAGGTGGAGCAGCGTACAAACCTTGATACTGGTGCCATTCACCCTGCAACGATGAAAGTAGATGATAGACAAGTGTATATTGTCAATGGTAACGTTGTAATGCTCCCTGATGGTAGCGGTGTTGATCATGAACACTCTGATGACTTCGTTGTATTGCGTGATGCCGAGACTGGAGAACCTGAAACAGCAGACCCTTCTGCCATCTCCAAGGTGGATGCACCTATTAATGCGCAAGAGGAGAAAGAGACTGCAGCGGACAATATCCGACAGACATTTGCACAGCAGCAGGCTGATAAGATTGACGGAAAATTAGAATTCAAGCAAGGTGACACCTATCCAATTATTGACAAAGAAGACGGCACACAACACTCTTTGTCTATAATTGGTGATGCAATAGACGAAAAGACGGGACAGGTTAATCCTGAAATGGTGCTTGTTGATATTGATGGAGCTCAGCAGCCTATTCTATTGCCAAAAGAACAAGTACAGCAGCAGGTTGATGAGGCACGTCGAGCAGCCGTTGCAGCAACGCAGGTTGTAGAGCATGCGCCAACTACCAATACTAATAATACTTACAGCATAAACGATGAGGTTACGCTCTCTGATGAGAATGGAAATACTGTTCGTGGAAGTATAACAGCCTCTGAGAATGAAGATGGTAAGTTTGAAGTCTACACAGAGCAGCCTATTAATGGTAAGAAAGTAAATCTGTTTAGTGCAGAAGAACTTGATGCTATGACAAAAGCGTCTGAAACTGTTACAGAAAATGCAACAGTTCAGCAGCCTCAGCAGCAGGAAGAGACTGAGGACTCGGTAGAAAAGGAAACCTCACAACAGCAAACAACAGCTTTGGAGCGCATTCCTAAAGACGAATCTGGTCAGCCTCTTTATGAGCAGACAGAACCCGAAACAGCGTGGGATGCTATTGTAGAGCAGACGGAAGGTGACACGAGTATGGCACAGACTGTTGCCGATGATATGGTGTCAGATTTGGAAGCTGGTGTAAAAAAGGCTGAAAAAACCAAAACAAAGAGTGGTGGCAGCATTGCTGAGAAGATTGCAGCAGAAAAAGAACGTGCTGCGGTTATTGAACAGGCAAAGGCAACACTTGCACATTGGAGGAAGATTGCTGCTGTTAATCGTATGCGTGAAGCTGCAATACAAGCAGAGGAACAGCGCAAAGCTGATGAAATGGTACGTGTACGTAAGGAACAGGAAGAGAAAGAACGTGTAGAGCAAGAAGAAGCAGAACGTATCAAGCGTGAAGCTCTTAATGGTGTACCCGATTTTGTAGAAGATAAGGCAACCGATGCACGAGCAAGAGGCTACAGGCGTGTTAATGGAGATAAGGTAGATAGACAAGAGCCTATTAACGCAACGAAAGGTAAAGAAGTGCAGGTTAAATTTGATGATGATAACATCCCAACAGGACACGTTGCAATCATTGAAGCTAATCAGTTACAACCAAGCCATAAGAATGGGCAACGAAATCCACAGCATTTCATTGACGAGGCACAACCAAAAGAGCGTAAAGACGATGCAAGTGTAGGCGCAGCACGCAAGATTGCGGCAAATATTCGCCCAGAAGAAATCACATCGTCCATTACAGCTTATACTGGAGCACCAACAGTGAATAGCCGTGGAGAGGTTATTCAAGGCAATAATCGAAGTGCCGCGCTTCGTGAAATGTGGGACAATCATCAGGAGCAAGGCGATAAGTACAAGCAGTATCTTATTGATCATGCAGAATCATTTGGTTTAAGACCAGAAGACATTGCAGCAATGGATAAGCCTGTACTTGTTAATATGCTCGATGTGAACGATGATGAGGCTATTTCATTAGGTCAATTTGTAGCAAGTGATACAGAAAGCGGAGGTACAGAACGCATCAAGCCTAAGAATGTTGTTAAGAAACTTGGTGACAAGATGAAGAACTTTGCAAACATTCTTCTGCGAGCTAATGACGAGAACATCTCTTTTGCAGAGCTTGTTGATAGCAATGGTGTGGACGCTTTAAAGTGGCTAAACGCTAATGGAGTGATTAGTCCAACACAGTATAAGAGTGCATTTGATAGCAAAGGCAACATCACAGCTGAAGCAAAGAATGATATCAAGGGTATTATGTATCAAAGTATCTTTGAGGGTGGTAATACACAGCTTGAGGAGATGTTTAACGCACTACCTGCAAAAGCACAGAAAGCAATTCTTGCAACGGCATATCGTGATTATGACAGCCCACAAAGCGAACGTATGATAGGGGATATTCAGGACTCTATCATGGCATATTATGCTCTATCACATGATAGCATGTTTATGAATGCAAAGAATCATAAAGATGCACGTATAGCTGTTGAAGCATGGAGAAGACAACTTGCTTTTGACGATGTTACAGGAGAAAGTTACCTTCCTGCAGAAAAATATAGTAACTTTGCATTATTGCTTGCGACTATGTACAAAGGTGATAATCAGTCGCTCATACAGGGTACGTTCAATAAGATGTACGACCTTATACAAGGCACACAAGAAGAAACTCTGTTCGAGCAGCCTGATAATACGCCACGTTCACTTGCGCAGGCAATCAAAGAAACATTAAATATAGAATATAATGGACAACAAGGAAGCAATGTATTGGCTGGCGATAATTCAGCAAGCCAAGAAGGGAGAACAGGAAGCAATGGAGATGCTACGTCAAGAGGACGAAGTGAGGATATCGATGGGGCAGAAGCCAATCAAGGAGGAACTAAAGGAGATACTGGAAGAAGCGGAAGTGGACAAAGCAGTGGAGGCAGCCAAAAAGAGGTTGCAGCAGAAAACTCTCATTTAACGAAAAAGGAGGCTGCTGATTTTATAGCTCAAATGGAATTGGGTGCAGATGTAGCACAAGAAATTCCGTTAACAATAGAAAATTGGGATAAAGAATTTGGAGAAGATGGCATAGTTTCTACCCCTATTGGTGACGTTAAAATGGGCGAGAACCAATTTGCAAAACTTATGCGAGCAGGTCGTAATGGCAAATTGGGAATGTTAAAACCAACGCTGGAATATCCCGATGCCATTGTAGAAGAAAATAGTAAAGCAAAGGAGGGGATGCATACAGAACGCCCATCCTCTTTCATCTTTATAAAGTCTTTCAGGAAGTCTGACGGAACACGTTATTATTATTTCACATCAATAACTGTTAGTGTTGACGGGAAAGAAGTCGTTGTTTCCAATCAAGAAAAAAGCCGTAACAGAATATTACGGCTCTTGATGGAGGGTAGTGTTATTTGGCGCACTCCGAAAGATGCGACTACTTCTTCGGCTGAGAAGCAAGGTTTGGACTATGTTCACCCTGATAAAGCCGAGGGCGAGACAAAGGGCTCGGTAATAACTCCTCAAAACACTCCTTCTGTTGGCAAAGATAAGCAATCTTCTGCTACAAAGCAAGAAATTGTCGACAATTATTTAGAAAAGCCTGCAAGAGGTGAAGATTTGTTTGCAATGGCTGAACGTGTAGCGGCAGAAGATAAAGCTAAGCGTACACGTAAAAAAGAGGAAGCAAAGGTTGATACCAATCCGACTGAAGCACAGAAAGAAGCTGGTAACTACAAGAAAGGTCATATTAAGGTAGATGGCTTCAATGTCACTATTGAACAGCCTAAGGGCAGTGTTCGTCGTGGTAATGATGCAAATGGCAAGGAATGGAAAACCGAGATGCATAACACCTACGGATACATTCGAGGCACGGAAAGCGTTGATGGTGATCATATCGACATCTTCTTGTCAGATAACCCAACAGAGGGTAATGTCTTTGTTGTAGACCAGGTAAACAAAGATGGTTCTTTCGATGAACATAAGGTAATGTACGGATTCTCTGATATGGAGAGCGCAAGGAAAGCATATCTTTCTAATTATGAAGAGGGATGGCAAGGCTTGGGCAACATTACAGAAGTTAGCAAGGAAGAATTCAAAAAGTGGATTGATAGCAGTAAGCGCAAGATAAAACCGTTTGCAGAATATTCTTCTGTTAAAACGGAGGGGGATGTGAATGTACAACATCCTATTGAGGATAAAGGCAGCAAGCGTCTTGTGTCTAATGAACGCTATGAAGAATTAAAGAAGCGTATGCGTTCTAAGTTGGGTCAGCTTAATTTAGGTGTAGACCCTGAGATGTTGGCTATTGGTGCAGAAATGGCAGTGTATCATATAGAGAATGGTGCACGTGCCTTTGGAGCCTATGCAAAGGAAATGATTTCTGACCTTGGAGATGCAATTCGTCCATATCTCAAAGCATTCTACAACGGTGCAAGAGATTTACCAGAGATGACAGAGTTGTCAAGCGAAATGACCCCCTATGATGAGGTGAGTCGTTTCGACGTTGCTACAATTGGTAATGAGGGTGAGCAGTTAACGCCTTCCGCTATTGAAACAGCTGAGCAGATTAACAATGAAGCAACAGTTGAGTTTAATGCAAAGCAAGAACAAAATAATACTAATGAGTTAGAAGATGTAGATAACGATGCGTATTCTATAACCAAGCAACACAACAACAAAAAAGATGTTGATATTTGGGTTGTACGTGGTAAGGAACGCACTGACAAGGATATTTATACTCAGCGCAAGCAGGTGGCAAAAGAACATAATGGTTATTACTCCTCTTTCCGTGGTGTTAATGGCTTTGTGTTTAATAGTGCAGAAGAAGCACATGCTTTTGCAGATGCAATCTTTAACACACAATCAGAGGAGAATTATACGCAAAATTCGGAAGAAATCATGCGCAAGGATATTCTAAGTAAAGAAGAAAGTGTTGAGAATCAGGAAAATAAATCAGAAGAGGAAATCGTTAGCAAAGAAAATGTTCGCAAAGCTATCAACGCTTACGAAGAAGCACAAGAAAAATTCGATAATTTATTCTCTCTATTAGTGAAAGAAAAAGAATCAAAACCTTTCGACAGTAGAGAATGGCGAGAAGTAAATCGCACAAAAGAAGAATTAAAAGACGTTCTTTTACAACTCAACACCAAAGAGCTTGGCGAGCTACTCAAACAAGTGTCGGAGAAAGATACAGAATATGTTATAAAAAACGTATTAGATATAGTAAACAGAAAAGAGCACCGTTTAATAGCTTTTAATGCAATCTTAGACAAGCAAAGCTATATAACACCTGAATATAAAGAAGAGAAAAAAGCTATTCCTGTTTCAGAATTTGTAGAGACAGATAAGAAAAGAGCTGAAATTCACACAATGCTCACAGGTGTTTTTCACGACAAAGGCTATGTCGTTGGTACCGATGCACATCTCTTATTGGCTCGCAAGGAAGATTACGACAAGTCATTAGAAGGGAAAGTAACAAATAAGAAGGGCGAAGTTATTAACGGCAAATACCCTAATTGGCGTGCCGTAGTAAATAGTGGAAAGCAAGGTAAATCTTGGGGAGTAAATCTTGAAGAGTTACACGCATTCACAAGGGGAGTACTTACCAAGCTAAAGACAGAAAAAGCAAATCCAAGTACCAAAAAGGATGCTAAAATAGCATTTAAAACAGCCGATGGGAAAATCGTTCTATGTTATGCAAATGCACTTGACAAAGCTTTACAAGGTGCAAAAAGTATCGGTGCAAAAAGTTTCTTTGTCAATGACGATGTCTTTGCAATCACGCAAACGACAAAAGGCTATGTCATTTGTCCAATGCTTAATCAAGACCAAAATATTGATGATAATAGTTTTGCATACGTCCCAAGAGTATCAGAACTTCAGCACTCTACAGAAACATTATCTAACGACACAGAGGCAAAGCAGTTAGCCACAGGCGGACCAAAAATACATCAAGCTAAAAAATCGCAGAAAGATATTAATGTCCTCTTGTCTCATAAAGAATACATAGAAAAGGAACTGGTATCCTTATTGAAGCAGACAAAATACAAAACGTTGGAGGAATGGGAAGACAAAGATACAGAAAATTATGCCCAAAAATATGATGACATTTTAGAGACATACAAAGATTATGTAAGAGATTTGGCTGATGACGAAAAACTGCAAGCCATTTATGACAAATCTTCTGTTAAGACTCAAAAGGAAATAAGAGAGCATTTAACAGATGCGGATTTGGATTATCATGAGTTTATCAACACCTCTCCCAAGCGCTTAAGGATACAAGACAGATTGACGCGAAAAAGTAAATATGCAAAAGGAGAGTTTTCTGATGGAGCAATTGTTTCAGGAGAAGTTGTTAGATGGTCTCCTACAAGTCTGACTGTAAACTCTCGTGGTACACTATATACCATAAGTGCTAATAAGGTATTGGAGCAGAGTAATGAGCCAATGAATGCAGATGGGCACGAATATAAGGAAAACGGTTCATTGCAGTATTCGACAGAAGATTTAACCAATAACACTACAGCAAAGCAGTTAGCCACAGACACCATCTTGTCAGCCTTAAACAAGGCAGGTATAGAAGTTGTGCGTGCTACTGATGAGCAAGTGCAAGAGTTGCTTGCCAACACCCATGCAACCTCCCTACGCACCCCACAAGGCACTATTTACGGCTGGGCAGTTGATGGCAAGATTTATCTTACAGAAGCAGGCATAAACCCTGACACGCCAATCCATGAGTACACGCACTTGTGGGCTGAAGCAATGATGTCAAAGAATAAGCAAGGTTGGAATAATATAAAAACATTGCTTAAAGGTACTTCCGTGTGGGAAGAGGTCGTCTCAGATTCTAATTATTCCAATATTACGAATGATGAAGATGCTGTTGCAAGTGAGGTTTTGAGTCGCATCAGTGGCAGAGAGAATGCAGCGAGAATGGTAGCAGAAGCTCAGAAAGTCATAGATGAAGACAAAGATGTTTTTGAAAAAGCAAAATTTGTAACATTGCTAAACCGAATAAAACGTGCATTAGACATGTTTTGGAAATGGGTAGGCAAAGAACTGTTCAAGATAAAGAAATTTGGTTCAATTAACGAGGTGACAGATAGGGTACTATATGACCTTATGCATAGCACAAAACTTATCTCTAATGACAAATCCCTTATAGGTGTACATAACATATCGGAGCAAAAGCTTCGTAAAGTTTTAAAGCAAGGAGGATTTGCTAATCCGTCTATAGCTGTTATTGACACAGATAAGCAGGTGCATAATGATTATGGGGAAATTTCTCTCATTTTGCCATCTCGTAAGATTAACAAGTCTACAGGTAAAAATGCAGGAACGTTCGAGGGCGATGCATGGACACCTATGTACCCTGTTGTCGAAAAACAAATAAGTAGCGATGGCGGAATAACGATACATAACGACATCAATGCTGTGCCAAAGGATATGCAGAGTGAAGTCCGTAATGCATTAAATAGATGGTTAGAGAATGGTTCGGACACAGATTTATCATACCTTTACTTATTCCAGCAAGGAAAAGCTCCACAGGTGATTGTCGAAAAGCCAAAATACAGCAATGAAGTTTACAAGACTCTAAACGATATTATGTTTGGCGTTAATAGCGTTTATAATTTATCAAAAAATGAAATAAAGAAACTAGTAGAACTTTACATTCAAACCGAACTTGATGGAAACATTAAAGAATATAACGAAGCAATTCAAAGAAAAATTTCAAAATATGAAGAGCTAATTAAAAGAGGCAAACCTAACTCTTTGCGATATAGAGTTGCAGACAGCTACTTAGAAGATATTGAGAAATATGGATATCCTCTTTCTCCTTTAATCAACTTTGTAAATGATGTGCAGAGAGATAAAATTAAACAAGGAAGCAAAAATGCACAAAAGACTCTTAACACAGCAAGTCAAATCATAAAAGATGCTGGTCTTGAAAAAGATTTTAAGAACTGGGTAGAGGGTTTAAATAATCGTTACCAAGCAAAAGAGGTTATTTTTGACGGCTTTACTCCAACAGGCAAACGTAGATATATCCCTAATACGTTAGAGAATGTATCTAAAATTATGAAAAAACAGGGACGACAAGCCTCTGCAGGGATAAGCATATCATTTTCCAACTTTGCTGCAGCCGTAATGAAAGCAAACGGAAGTCTTGATAATATCAGAAAGAAGAAAAGCAAACTCACAAATGAGCATAAAGATATAGAAGACTTTGAAGAAAAATGGAAAGAAGTATATTTCGACTTAGCAATGAAATTACAGCCAAATGCGAATATGTTTGATGATTACGGATTTGCACGCTTACAAGAGGCTGCGAATGAGAAAAACCCGCAAACATACATTAGAAATGTTTATGGGATAACGCTATCAGAAGAAGATGTTCAGAAATTACAAGACTTGGTGAAAGCTATTCGAGAAGAAAGACCGGCGTTGTATTTTGAAACAAAATTTGAACGCCCTGTTTATCTTAACGAATTTTCTAAAGCTGTAGTGCCGGAAGATTTCTCTGACGATTTACAGAACGCACTTAGAGAAAGTGGAATAGAAGTCTTCACATATAAACGAGGAGACGTTGAAGACAGGCAGAGAGTAACAAAGCAGGCATCCTACAGTAGTAATGATATAGCTTTTCAAGTAATAAATAACAGCAGAGATGGTAACAATACTGATAGATTTACTGACGGACTAAATGCAGTGAACGAGCAGTTTAATAGAGAACTGGCAGGGTTGACGGAGGAGAACGCAGATACTAAGATTTTCAATCTTGGTAGTCCGTCATCAATTCTTCTGTCGGCAGGTGTCGAAGATAAGCCGATGAAGCTGTATGGCTCTAAGCTGATGAAAAAAGCGAAGTTGCATAGTTTCTCTCCTAAAGAACTCCAAAACCTCCCTGCAGCCGTGGCAGCTCCTATTGCCGTATTCGATAATTATAAGAAAACTGATAATCGTTCTATCCTTACAGAGTTGAAGACAAAGGATGGAAATTTCCTTGTGTCTTTGACCATCGGTAAGGGAATAGATGTAGATTTCAATATTATTGCATCTGCTTTTGGGAAAGCCAACGGTAGCATAATAAAGTGGATAAACAAAGGCTTTGCAACCTATATAAATAAAGAAAAAGCCCTAAATTATCTGTACCTCTCCGCACCAATTGCGGAAGCCGCAGAAAATTCAGAGCTTTCTTCTGCTGCAAAGATAGTGAAAGATTTTGTAAATCCAAACATTGATGAAGAAAAATTACGAGAAGGCTATGGTTTATACACTAATAGTGAGTTGAGCTTTATCAATGACCCAGTTGCAAAGATGCTTGGTAAGAGCAATCGTAGCGAGGAAGACAACAAGGCTTTTGCGGAAAGGGAACGCCAGCGCATGATAAGTCGTATAAGTGAGCTTGCTGACAGGTTACATCTTGATAATATTGAAACCGTTACAAATAGTAACAGCTTGCAGGGAAAGAAAGCTAAGGCAAAAGGATTCTATTCTAAGAGTAGTGGAAAAATCACCATCGTTATCCCTAATCATGCAAGTGTAGAAGATGTAGAGAAGACTCTGCTACATGAAGCTGTAGCGCATTATGGGCTAAGGAAATTGTTTGGCGAACACTTTGAGACGTTCCTTGACAACGTTTATCAGAATGTTGAACCAGAAATAAGACGTATTATAACAAGTCAAGCGGCAAATAACAACTGGGATTTCCGTACAGCAACAGAAGAGTATCTTGCAGGACTGGCAGAGAGAACAGACTTCGAGAGGGTTCATTATGCAATATGGAATAAGATAAAAAGTTTATTCCTAAAGATGTTGCATAGTATCGGTTTTGAGGGCTGGTCGGCTACAGAATTAAGTGACAACGAACTTCGTTATTTGCTATGGCGTAGCTATGAAAACATGAAAGAGCCAGGCAGATATCGTAGCATATTAGGTGAGGCAGAAGACGTAGCAAAGCAAAATGAGTTAAAGGTTGGAAACTATGATCAGCAGGACACTAATTCTTCTAATGTAGCTGAGCGAGGGATTCTATATAGAGAAGATGATTCAAAAGAGAAAGAGCGAGTTAATGCGAGAGAGAAGTACGAGCAGCGTGTTAATAGAGCCATTTTTCAGACACAAGAAGCCTTGCAAGATAGCATGCTTGGTCTCAAAGAGGCAATGAATGCTATTACTAAGGCTGAGGGAAAGAATGTTAACATTGAAGACATTGACGGATATGAAAATGCCTACTTAGGCGAAAATCGATTGTCATCAGTGAATAAAGCAGAGGCGGATGCTTTTGCGCACCTTTTGTTTAAGCCAATGCTTGCAGAAGTTGCTAAGCTATGTAAGAAAGCACAAGAACGTGCTGAACTTGTGGATTACATGATGGCAAAGCACGGCTTGGAACGTAATGCTGTCATGCGTAAGCGTGCGATAGATGATATCCTCAATAACGAAAAGTTAAGCGATGCTCAAAAGAGCGCACGTGCAGGTCTTGCAGAATATCGCGACTATGCAGGACTTACTGCATTAACAGGTAAAGATAATGTAACAGAGGCAGAAGTAGATGCGGAAACGATGGTATCAGAGTACGAGAATACTCATGATACTACCAATCTGTGGGACAAGGTTAATGCCGTAAATGCTGCAATCTTATCTAAAAGTTACGAGTGTGGAATGATGGATAAGGACACTTATGAGAAAATAAGCGATATGTACAAATACTATATTCCACTTCGTGGCTTTGATGAGACAACAAGCGAGGAAGCATACGCATATCTTTTGCATCAGAATAGCGCTTTTAATGCACCTATCAAAGTTGCCAAGGGACGTTCTTCTAAAGCTGATGACCCTTTTGCAAATATGCAAAGTATGGCTGAGAGTGCTATAACGCAGGGAAATAGAAACAAACTTGTTAAACAGCGCTTCTTTAACTTTGTACTCAATCATCCAAGCGACCTCGTTAGCATTAGCGACATATGGTTAAAATATGATGATGTGGCAGACGAATGGAAGCCAGTATTCCCTGACAACTTTGAGGAAAACGACTCCGCAGAGGATATTGAACAGAAGTTGAAAGAGTTTGAAGATAAAATGAAAACGCTTGCTGAGCAGGCTCCAGACAAGTATAAGCATGGAAAAGAAACTGCAAATATTCCTTATAGGGTTGTCGATAGCCGTGACTTGCGTCAGCATCAAGTTCTTGTTAAACGTGGAGGGAGAGACTATATCTTAACTCTTAATGGTAATCCACGAGCTGCTCAAGCTCTCAATGGGCAGACTAACCCAGACAATGATACGTCCGGTGCTATTGGTGCAATTCTCAAAGCTGGAGAGATGGTTAATAGACAACTAAGTGCGTTCTATACTACAAGAAATCCAGACTTTGTTGTTTCAAACTTTATTCGAGATATGCTTTTCTCTAACTCAATAGTATGGGTAAAGGAGAGTCCGAATTACGCATTACGTTTCCATAGAAACATTGCACGTTGCAACCCTGCACAAATAAAAGTCCTTCTTGCAAAGCATAGAAAAGGAACGCTTGACATGAATAATAAACTGGAACATATGTTCTATCAGTTTATGATGAATGGTGGCGAAACAGGCTATGCAAATGTGAGAGATATTGAGCAGCATAAGAATGATATTCGTAGAGAGTTGAAGCGTGCTAATGGTAAGCTAAGTATTACAAAGGCTTTTAATTTACTTGGAGAAAAACTTGATGAGTATAATCGTGCTGTTGAGAACTGCGCACGCTTTGCAGCTTACCTTACATCACGTGAGATGGGTAGAACAGTAGAACGTTCTATCTACGATGCAAAAGAAATATCTGTAAACTTCAATAAGAAAGGTAGTGGTGCGAAGTTTATGAACGCAGTTGGACAGACTAAAATCGGTACTGCAAGTGCTTTTGTTTCGGGTATAGGGCGCAGTGGATTTGTCTTCTGGAATGCTGCAATACAAGGTACAACAAACTTTGGTAGACAGTTTAAGAAGCATCCTGCTAAGGCTTTTACCGCTTCAGCTATAATGTTCTTACTTGGCGCTGTAATTGCAGGCATAGGAATGGGAGATGGAGATGATGATGCAGATGCAAATAGTTATTGGAACTTGCCTGAATATGTAAGGCGTAGCAATATCTTGTTTAAGATAGGAGACCAATGGGTATCTATTCCATTACCTGTAGAGTATCGTGCAATCTATGGTATGGGAGAACTTATGGTAAGTGCTATGAGTGGAAAGGAACATTTTACAGGGTCAGAGTTAGGTAAGGCAATAGCTGGACAGGCAACTCAGGTTCTTCCTATTGACTTCTTAGAAGGTGGAGGCGGTGTTAAGGCATTTGTGCCAAGTGCTGTTAAGCCATTTGCAGAAGTCTATAGCAATAAGGGTTGGACAGGTATGCCTATCTATAAAGACACTCCTTATAATAAGTACATGCCAGAATGGACAAAAGCATACAAGAGTGCTAACAAATATCTTGTTGGAATAGCTAAAACGCTTAACGAGACTACAGGTGGAGACGCTTACACTAAAGGTTCTGTTGATATCAATCCAGCGCAGATAGAATATCTGCTTAATGGATATTTTGGTGGTGTTTCTGGCACTATAGATAAACTTTCTAAAAGTGCAGAGACTATAGCAGGGGATAGAGAGTACGACCCACGCAATTTCTTACTTCTCAATCGAATTTTAAAGAATGGAGATGAGCGCACAGAGGCACGTGCAATCAACAATGAGTATATGCGTGTCAAAGAAGAGCATGATGTCTTAAAGGCAAGAATGAAGCATTATGAGAATGATTCTGACAAAGGTATCTTTGATTATGCTGATAAGATAGATTTTCTATATAACTCTCCAGAGTTTGCTCGTTATGAGATTTTTGAAGACTATAGTAAGGATATTGACGCCCTGTATCAAGAGTTGAAAGAAGCTAATGATGGAGCTGAGCATCTCTTAATTGAGAAAGAGCTTACAGAATTAAAAAAAGAGATGATTGAAGAAATGAATAAGACACGTAAATAGTTAAACTTATGATAGTGTAGGTATTGTTTATCTTTGCCTACACTATTAAATTGGATATCAATATGCATACTGTTACAAATAAAAGGGAGAAGCTTATACCGATGAGCCGTATTACTCCAAATAAAAAAAATGAGGAAATGGATACGGTTGCTTTTCGTGCAAACAATTTTGAGAGGCGTAGGGCTTTTGATGTGCTCATGGAGGCTCAACACTATTGGAACGAAATGGAGCAGTTCCGAAAAGATAGACAGAGAAACAAGAGATACACCTACGGAGACCAATGGGACGATAAGATTTGCGTCGATGGCAAAACGATGACAGAGGAAGAGTATATCAAGCAGCAAGGTAACGTTCCGCTAAAGAACAATCTTATCCGAAGACTTGTTCGTAATGTACTTGGTGTATATCGTTCGCAATCGAAAGAGCCTACATGTGTAGCACGAGATAGGGATGAACAGAAACTTGGAGAAATAATGTCTACCATTCTGCAATGTAATATGCAACTCAACAGAATGAGCGAGGTATATGCACGAACAATGGAAGAATTTTTAATCTCTGGCTTTATTGTACATCGCAAAAGTTATGGATGGCGTAATGGCAAGGAAGATTGTTGGACGGATTATGTTCAGCCCAATAACTTCTTTATTGATAACAATATGCGTGATTTTCGTGGTTGGGACGTCGGATGTTTAGGAGAGGTGCACGATATTAGCTTTGGACAACTCTGCGAACAGTTTGCAGAGGCTCCTGAAGATTATCGTAAACTGAAGGACATATATAAATGGGCAGATAGTAAGGAATATATAGCGAGCTACGCAGAGAAGTTTGGCTATAGTAGACTTGATAATTTTGATTTCCTCTTCACCAGTGAGCCTGGAAGATGTCGTGTTATAGAGGTTTGGCGCAAGGAGCAGAAGCCACGCTATCGTTGCCATGACTATCTTAATGGCGATATCTACAAAATAGATGAGGAAGATTATTACAAGGACGTTGTGGCGGTAAATGAGCAGCGTATGCAAATGGCTGAGGCTTCAGGAATGCCAGCAGAAGAAGTTCCACTTATCAAAGCTACTTGGTTCATGGATGATTATTGGTACTTCTATTATCTTTCCCCATTTGGGCATATCCTTAAGGAAGGAGAGACTCCTTTTGAACATGGAAGTCACCCTTATATCTTCAAAGCTTATCCATTTATAGATGGTGAGATTCATTCGTTTGTGGCAGATGTGATAGACCAGCAGCGATACACGAACCGTCTTATCACTCTTTACGACTGGATTATGCGTGCCAGTGCCAAAGGTGTATTGCTTATGCCTGAGGATAGTTTACCTGATGGAGTAAGCATGGAAGATATTGCAGAGAGTTGGGCAGAGTTCAATGGTGTTATCATCTTCAAGCCATCAAAAAGCGGCCAAATCCCCCATCAGGTTGCTAACAACTCTACAAATATAGGTATAACCGAACTACTTAATTTGCAGCTCAAATTCTTCGAGGATATTTCAGGTGTTAATGGAGCATTACAGGGTAAACCTGGGTATGCTGGTACAAGTGCAGCCAAGTACAACCAAGAAACGCAAAACGCCACAATGTCTCTTCTTGACATGTTGGAATGTTTCTCGTATTTCGTTGTCGATGGTGCTTACAAAGACGTGAAGAATATTCAACAGTTCTATGATGGCAAGCGAGTATTCAACATTGCTGGTAAGGCAGGCGCACAAATTGAATACGACCCAAAGAAGATTAGAGACGTTGAGTTTGATTTGTCGATAACAGAAAGCACAGCAACTCCTGCTTATCGTCAGCTTGCAAATGATGTATTGATGCAGTTATGGCAAGCAAATGCCATCAGCGTGGAACAGTTACTTGAACATGGTAATTTCCCATTTGCGGACGAATTGTTGCAGAGCATACAATCGCAGAAAGAACAGTTGCAACAGGGACAAACAGCACAAGGCGTATCTCCAGAGATTATGCAACAGGCGCAACAGGGAGCAAATATGCAAGCTGTAAACCAATTACACCAAGCAATCGCATCATAACAAATTATAGCATATAATTATGAAACAGAAAACTATTTGTATAGACTTTGATGGTGTCATACATGACTACAGCAAAGGTTGGCAGGGTGAAGATGTGTTTAGCTATATGATAGCCAACGCAGATACAGGCACCAGTACCCTAAAGAAAAATGGATGGACTATTATCATCTTCACCACAAGGAAGAAGACAAAGAAGTTGGAGAAATGGTTACACGATAATAACATTTCGTATGACTACATCAACGAAAATCCAAAACAGCCAGAACACACAAGTGGTAAAATTATCGCTGATGTGTATCTTGATGATAGAGGTGTTTGTTTCAACGGTAAGTGGGACTCGTGGCTTATCAGAGAGATTATTGATTTTGAACCTTGGCAAGAGACACAAAAACAAGAAATGGAGAGACTTGCATCATACAGTCATGCCGAGGATGATATTTGGTCAAGAGGAAAAGAAAATAGGATTGTTCGTTCCAATGGATAGACAAGTATAGTTTAATAAGAAAAAGGCGTAGGATTTATTTCTTACGCCTTTTTCTTTCTAACCTTTGTTAGTCTTACCTTTTCTGATATTCTCCAATGCCAACGCATCATCTGTGAGTGTAACAATACCCTCAATGTCTTGCTTACTCTTTGTGCTGTATCTTCCCATCATACCATGCGTAATACTGTTGTTTCTTCAATTCAATAATAGAGGCTGGCATCTCTGCTGTCCCATTTCTATATGGGGTTGCATAAAAGCACTCTCTTTCAAGGTCAGCAACAAATGCCTTATTGGTGATATAGCCTTTGTGCTTTAGTCGACGGAAGTTAAATCTGTCCATGACAAGGAGTGCTTTCTTTGTACCTGACGCAGGCATAACATAATAACGTTCACCAGTTCTCTCATGTGCCTCATTCGCCTTTCTTACCGCTTCACGATAACGTAAGTAAGCTTTCAATTTTTTAAAAACATTCATCATCTTATTATATATTAAATTAAACTTATATTGTTGCAGCCGATACTGCTTTCTTCTTTTTGGGGATGCGCATCTTGACACGTAGCACAATAGTTGGTATGGGCATTTCAAAGAAGCAAATGTGAAGCCCAATAGCACGTGTCATTAACAAATCATCATGCTTTCCTATAATAGCTCCAAAGGCTCCATTCTGTTTTTTCTCATAAACCACATATTCATCTAAACAGCGCTCGTCACGTTCTGTGTACAAATGTTCACGTACAACCTTAATCAAAGTTGATATAATCATTGGCTTAGTTGCAACGTTGGTGTGGAAACCATACTTACGAGGCAGACCTTCCCTAATCTCGTCTTCTGTCTGTTTACGTGCATAGAGATTTGGATAGACATCTTTAATCTGATTAAGAATAAAGTGTGACAAATCTCCGTCTACTTGTCTTTCCTTGTCATGCGTCTCAAGTGTGTTACTCTCGATAACAAGTAATGATTTATCATAGAAAGCAGCTATTTGTGCAGCTTTCCAAGCAAGTATATCCATATCGATGTGTCCGTACCATTGCGCGACAACTTCAGGTCTACCTCCATCTAACATAAACAGACGGTCAATTACTAATATAACAGACCAGTCTGCTTTTTTCGAGCGCCCACCAATATCAACTATTGTAAGATACCTATTTGTAACAATTTCTTTGTCATCAATCTCTGGCAAGTCCCAAATCCATAGTAACCCTTGCGTGTCTTCTGAAAAGCGAAGATTTTTAAGTGCATCCTTACCAGAGTCACCATCTGCATAAACATCTCCAATATACTTAGGCGGTTTGCATGATGCTCTGAACTCATCGACTTTATACTTATCGAAGACACGTTCACCCGAATGTACAAAAGCCTCAACATCATCAGATGGATATTCAGATGCCATTGGGGCATGTTCATTATATTTAGCACGCTCTTGTACATACCAGTTAATTGCTTCTAACGTTGCGCCCTGCTCCCACAACCACCACAGGTACTTTCCACTTTCAGCACGTGCCGATGATGCACTACTATTATTACGATTCTTCCATAGCCATATAGCAAAATCTGCTTTTGCGTCATTGTTATCAAAAGCCAAAGAATACTGCTCTATGTCAAACCAAGAAACAAACATTGCTTCAAACTGTGAAGTTCCACGTTTTGCCGCGTCATATTCTCGCTGAAAGAAATTACCAGTTCCATTAGCTGTACTCTCATATACAATCATTGTATATGGTTTCAGCAGGATACCAGAGCAAGCTGAGCGCACAATATCCTCAGGCTTCTTACCATCCGTAGTCTTCCATAGTCCTACCTCGGAAAGATGTACAAGGTTGTAATCTCCACCACGGCAAGAGTCAGGACGTTCAGCTGTTCCAATTTTTATTTTACAGTTACGTTGTGGTACACGATGAATAGAACCAGAGTGTCCTACGCCTACTAATTTAGATTCATTTTCATTGTAAGTTTCCCCCAGCTTGTAAAGCATGGTTATAGGATAAGCTTTAATCATACGGTCAAACATATCCTTGATTTCATCAGAACCAGCACCTTGGTGAGCGATGATTAGCGAGTTAAGACCTACCTTGTGAATGAGCTGAAGCCATGCCATATACAACTGAGAAGTTGTAGAACCGCCCCATTGTCGTGCCTTTAGTAGAACTATTCGTATAGGCTTGTTGGCTTTACGCAACTTTTCAAGTCGCTCTACAAACTTCCTTTGAGGGCGTGTGAGTCGAAACAACACATCTTCTCCACCACCTTTGTTTTTAATAAAGACATATAATGCAGCCCAAAAAGCAAAGTCATAGCGGCATCTTAATCGCACAAATTGTTCTATAACCTTAAGACGATCTTCCTCAGAATATTCTACTTCTAATTCTTCTGTTAGGAATTTTATGATACTTTCACACTTGATTAACAGTTTTACCAATGGAATGCTAAGCATTTCAACAGGAATATACTGTGTTTCTAATGGAAAACCATCTATACGTACTTCAACACGTTCTCCAATAGACCCTATACCGCTGATAGGGTCAAACTTTTGGTAAACGTCAGCATTACGTTTGTCATTCTCTTTTAATACGTTGATTACTTCTTTCTGCATATTGCAATCGGATAGTTAAGAAGAGATGACAATATGCCACATAAATAACAATACAGATGGAGCCATCCATTTGTGTATGGGAATACAAAGCCGATAATAAGATAGAACACCATCCATGCTTGATAGTATAATTTCCTACGCACTTCTATCGAAATAGAACCGAAGAGAAAAAAGACAATCCCAGATAGTCCCACAGTTGGTAACGCAGAAATAGGTAAGACTTGAGAAAGTGTTTCTATTGGGAATGTTACGGCAACAATATAAGCAAGTATTAGCCTTTGTAATCTGATATTGTAGATAAAAACTAAACTGATAAGGCACCAAGCGTTAAGGGTAGCATGTATGATACCCGAATGAAAGAAAGGGTAGAGACATCTTCCTACCCACGAACCTCCTGCATAGATGCCAACCTCGTGCAAGTCAGAAAGCTTCAATAAGGATAGAGCTATTACTATCACTGCTAAAAGCAATGACGTAACCTTTTCTTTCTTTCTTCGTATCTTTTCTTTCTCTCTTTGCATATCATAATTCTAATACTGCCAGCACTTAAATAGAATTTAGGAGCAGGCTGTGCTACAACTATCTCACAACACTTGTTAATCGACCAATTAGGGTTCTTTGTCTTAAGTTCTACAACACGTTTGTGTATTTCATAAAACATTTCACGTTTTAGTGGGCGCATCTTATAATAAGGGTGTTTACCTTTTATAATTGCCATTACTATTTTGCTTGCCCAAATTTCTGATACCCAAAACCTCCGAGAAGGCATATTGGATATCTGTTTGCAAATGTGTGGAATACTGATATATTTGCATGACGATATATGCTCATTATATAGTTTCATTATATCGTTCATGCGCTCTTCAGCATACTCCATAGTGGAACCTCGATGTTTCATAACTGTTTTATCTATGTTCCAAAGTTACAAAAAAGAACGTAAAAACTTAAACGATTTATATAATAATTGTATCCTATTTTTGCATTAAAACAACCATCATAAATTTAGAGATATAAGATTATGGCTGAAAATCCAACAGTTAAGAGTAATCGTGATAAGTTTAGAGAAAGGATGAGCAAGAAGTATCCTGACCATAACTTTGACGATGAAGAGGCTTTATATGGTCAAATCGGGGATGACTACGATGGCTACGAAAAGGAAATTAATGGCTATAAGGAGCGTGAAAAGGCTTTCTCAGACCTTTTTACAAGTGACCCTCGCAGTGCTTCTTTCCTCACCAACTGGCGTAAGGGTGGTAACCCTGCCATAGAATTGGTACGTATGTTTGGAGACGATTTTGTAGAAGAACTGAAAGACCCTGATAAGCAGGAAGAACTTGCAAAAGCAAGTCAAGAGTATGCAGAACGTGTCGCCAAAGAGAAAGATTTTGACGAGCAGTATCAAAAGAATATTGCAGAAACGCTTTCCACTATTAAGGCGATTCAAGATGAAAAGGGATGGAGTGATGATCAGGTCGACGAGATAATGGAATTCCTTGTTAACATCATGAAAGATGGAATTCTTGGTAAGTTCTCACGTGAGAGTATTGAAATGGCTTCAAAGGCTATCAATCACGATGCTAATGTTGAGGAAGCTGCACACGAAGGCGAAGTTCGAGGACGTAATGCAAAGATTGATGAGAAACTTCGCAAAAAGTCCCACAATGATGGTACTGCTAATCTCAGTGGCAAGAACGGAGGTGGTGGCTCTAAACGACAATTGCCAGACCTTGGCGCTATCAGTCGCTACGACGGAGCTCAGTCTATTTGGGAGCGAGGTGGCGAAAAACGTACAGCCTACAAATAAGTACAATTTTTACTATTAATAATTCAAAACAAAAGAAGAATGAAGAAAATTAAGAAAAGTTCGAGTTTTCTCTGTCGCATTATGCTAACATTGTTGGCTATTGTGATGGGAGCGTCAAACGGCGTGCTGATGGCTAACGCCTCCGCACTTCCAGGTGCAGGAAAAACAAATGCAGGAGCAGAGGGCACTGGTGGCACTGATGGTATTGCAACAGAAACACAGGGACGTACAGATGGTGACGAAAACTTCTACATGAGCGACGTAGACCAGCGTATCATTAAGATTCGCCCTATGGCTACGCCAGTAGACCAGATTAGCCGCTTTGCAAAATCAAGTTCTTGTGACTCATTTGTGGTGAAGTATTATTCTGTTGGAACACGTGAAATTAAGTGTACTACTACAAAGAAGGTTGAGGCTATGACCACTGGTGCCAGCACATCACTTCCTGTGAGCGACACCAATATGTTTACACTTGACGATACTATTCGTGTAGTTGGTGTTAAGGGTGTAACAGACCCTAATACTGGTAAGGCATATACAGGTAGTAATATTCCTGACCTTGTGCTGTGTGTATGTGGTAAGGATGCTTCTACAAATGTACCTACAGTGTATGCTGTAAATGGCTCTATGGATAATACCTCTAAGCAGCCAATCTTTGTTCCAGAGATTAAGAGTGGTGCTACGCTTGTAAGAATGGGTAAGGCTTGTGGAGAGTTGGATGTTCAGACTGGACGTTTCAATAATATTCCAATGCCAGAGACTCAGTACTGTCAGAACTTCATGATTCAAGTAGAACAGTCAACCTTTGAGAAGATTGCTTCAAAGGAAGTGAACTGGAACTTCTCTGATTTGGAAGAGGATGGTATCTACGACATGCGCCTTGCAATGGAGAACTCTTACCTGTTTGGTGTTAAGAATGTTATCAAGCATATCGCTAAGGAGGGTATGAATACTTGGTTCACTGGTGGTATCTGGTGGATGGCAGGAAAGGATATCGAGGTTGGAAAGTGGGATACAGCAAAGAATTGTGCAGTTATTTCAGATGAAGACCTCGTCGATATCACCAAGGATTTGTTTGTTGGTACTGGTATTGGAAACAAACGTAAGATTCTCCTCTGTGGTTCAGACATGCTTTCTGCATTCTCTAAGATTAAGAGTGACAAGTTCCGTCTAAAGGACACCGTTGAGGTTTGGAACTTGAAGTTTAAGTCATGGGATACAGATTTTGGAGAGGTTCTTACTGTTCATCATGAGTTGTTTGATGTTAATGGTATGAGTGATTGTGGCTTCGCTCTTGATCCAGAATATTTGTCTAAGAAAACACATATCTCTTGGGGTCGTAATATTCTTGACTTAAAGAAAGCAGGTATTCGTAACACCGACGCTGTAGTTATCCAGGAGGTTAGTTGTCTATACTTGCGCTATGCTAAAGCACATGCACGTATGAAGCTTGCACACGCCTAACACCAAATAACAATTAATAACACTAAGGGGTGGGATTCTCGTACATCCCATCCCTTTTTATTTATAAAGACATGACAAAGCATTATATATCAGATTCGCATATTGCGATAAACGTTACTCTTGATGGTGGAGAAAGTGTGCATTTATCTTTTATAGCACTATCAAATGGTGGTAGCGTCTTTTCAACTGATAGTGAAGAATTGCAGAATGCTATCGAACGACACTATCGTTTTGGAGATTTATTCACCCTTGACCATATTGAGGAACCTAAGAATACATCAGAAACAGGTACTGATGGTGAAGAGCATACCTCCATTGGAGAGAGTGAGAACGACAATATTCAGAAGATTACAGTGAACGACTTGGGAGAAGCAAAGAACTACCTTGCAGACACATTGGGCATTAGCCGTACGTCACTCCGCAGCCTTAAGACTATCCTCGAAGTTGCAAAGGCTAATAACATTGAATTCGAGGGTTTGGATAAGTAACAGCTCTATACAATGAAAGTATATCGTCTTGATGAAATAGCAAAAGATGTTCGCATAGCAATAGACCAAAATATGTCCAGTGACACACTGATAGGCTTTGATGATGTGGACACTCTTTCCTTAAACGATATCATCAAATCAAAGGTTACAGACGCTGTAAAAAGAATACATAGCACGGCACCTGTATACCTACTTGATGGAGGTAACAACTTTGGAGATGCGATTTATTGGAAGGAACTTGAAAGTGGTTGGTGTCTGCTTCCTGAGAACTTTATGCGTCTTGTAGTATTCCAAATGGATGACTGGGAGCGTGCTGTATATCATGCTATCGGTGAGGACGATGCAGAATACAAAAAGCAAAGTAGCCGCTTTAAGGGCATACGTGGTACTCCTCAGAAGCCTGTATGTGCAATAGCTATTCGTCCAGAGGGTAGAGCTTTGGAATTTTATTCTTGTAAGAGTGAAGATGCTATGGTAAGTAGAGCTGTCTATCTTCCTTACCCAGTAATAGATGAAGATGATGGTATCGAGATTTGCGAACGCTGTTACCAAGCTGTAGTTTACACCATAGCATCATTAGTATTAACAACTTATGGCAATGCTGATTTGAGCAAAGCATTGTCAGATTTAGCAAAATCAGCATTAATATGAGTTCAGTGAAAACAACACAATTAGATGGCGACGTATCCGTTGGTCGCAATACTTCTATAGGAGGAAATGCTACTATACAAGGTGACGGACGTGTTAAAGGCACTTTTGTAATAGACGGTTGGCTTGATGCAAAGAATATCAAAGGTCCTAACAAGGGAATATTTACAACTGTAGAGAAGCTGCGTGAAGCGTTCCCACGCCCACATGATGGCTGGTGGGCTATCGTTGGAAAGTCATTACCAAGTCCTATCTACGTAGGTGATGGTGGAGAGTGGGTAGCAACAGGAGAATCTGGTGGTACACCAACGCTTGAAGATCCTAATAATACCCTTCAGCAAGTTATTGATGACACAAAGAATAAGGTAAACGAGGTTAAGCAAGCTGTTGAGAATATGGTTGCAGCCCTTCCTATTGCGCAGGAGGCTGGCGATAGCGCTACAAAAGTAATGTCACAAGCTGCTGTGACAGAGTATGTAAACAGCAGCAAAAAGAAGAAAACATATACGAAAGTTAAAGAGTTGCAGACAAACAAAGAGGAAGTATTTGACGTTAGTCTGACTCAAGGTAGTAAGATTCGTTTAACAGTCAGAGGCTCTAACAGTGTTAATCTCGGAATAATATATTCAGACTCGGCAAGACATACGATTGCCAATGGGAGAATCACAGACCCTTCTGTATATGAGTTTGTCTTGGAAAAGGATATGTTACAAATATCTCTGTGGACTATGATGCAGACATCCATAATGGTAGAAAAAGAAGTAATGTCTCCGCTCTTATCAGAAGAAGATATTGCGCAAACACTATCTGACACTTCAAGTAATAAGACTTTAGGGGCAAAGTTAGGTGAGGTATTAGTAGAGCAGCGTATAGAATGGACAAGTATTAGCCGTGAAGAGATAAGCAATATGATTCACTCTGGACTACGACTTCACGATTATTCTGGTGCTATTATAGCAGACGCTCTCACAGATATTATTGTGATACCTGTGAAGAGAGGAGAGAAAATTGTCATAGAAAAGCCTTATCTATGGAATAAAAGTGAATATAAATACGGTGCTGCTTTTTTCAAAAACAGTGTCACTGAAGGTGTTTTTGCTTCAAAAGCCATCTCTACTCCACGGATGTTTTTCGAAAAAAAATCTGTTGAATTAGATGTACCAAACTATGCTAATTTCCTTGTATTTAATGTAACAAGTAGAGGTGCAACTAAGTTTGACTTATCTCAATCGTTAGAAATAAAAAGACTTGTTGGAAGTAAGAGTTTTGTCAATGGAAAATCATTTAGCGACACACTTCTTAACTCTCAACAGATAGATGTACTTAGCGATAAGGCATTGAGATTAAATGAAGCAGCTACGTTGTCATTACAACAAGAGCGTAAGAACATCTTTATTAAAGGTGTTTTACTAGAGACATGGGATATTCCGCTGACATTAGCGAATTATAAAGTATTTATAGACGCTATGCAATCAGCAAAATTAAACTTCCTTATTTATGACAACAATATAAGGTGGTCTGATAGCACTATTAATGTTGATGAAAAAACTTACGAGATAGTTAAATATGAACATGGACTGACCGAAGACGAGCTTGTAGAATTATCTTCCTATGCACACGATAGAGGAGTAGAATTATGTCTTCGTGGCTTTGGACCTGGACATATAGATGACGGATATACAAAAAAATATCCAGAGACGGTTTGGAGTGCAAAAAATCTGGATATATCCTCTGAAACAGGTCGCAATTTTGGGCTTGCAGTCTTAAAGAAGTATTGCGAATTAGCCCAGAGGTGTGGTCTTCGATACCATCATATATCTGCTGATGAATGGGGCGGGCAGACAGGATTCACGGATGCACAGAAAAACGGAACATGGGGCTACGCAGATTACATCAACATGGAAGCTGAACTTTGTACTACGTATGGTTTAATTCCTATGGTTTGGAACGATCCAATCTGTCGTAATGATAGGGTTATTCCTCGAATTAACAAGAATATATCTGTCTGCGTTTACAACGATAAGAGTATGAATAGAGGCGTCGCTGGCATAGATACATTACAACGTGAAGGGTATAATTTCTTAATTAATTCAAGTACAGAGATATATTACAATCTTGGCGGTGTCCCGAGAGTCTCGGAGCGAGGAATGAGAGCATTTGACATTCATAGGTTCTATGGAAATCAAATAATGAAGAAGATGCCGCAAGGTACACTGTGGTGTATCTGGCCATACAGAACAACTAGTTATACAGCTGAATCTGCGCTCGGGGAATTACTTCCACTATTAGCAATATATGGTGAGGTTGTCAATAGGCAGTTGAAGGCGTGCAATGTTATAGAAACAAACGCTATTAATGTTTCCTCTGGCAGTGCAAAACAAGGCATGATAAGTTACGTCGATATAAATATCCCAGAGGGCTTTACATTTAGAAATCTCATCAGTGGAAATATTGATGAGCATCAAGAGCTACAGGTATATTCTGTTACGAACTTGACATGCGAGGTAGATAGCGAGGGGCGATGGAGCAGTGGTAGTGCAAGACTATGGTTTACAAACACCTCAGTAACAGATGTAGATATACATGTCGGAATGAAAATAATACTCAATTTCTGCTAATCGATGAAGAAAGTAATTAAATGGCTAAAAGAAAGTAACAGGAACAAGCACCTGATGGGCGGAATGCTCATCGGTGCTGGTTGCGAGAAACTCGCAAAAGGAAGACGTGACGAGATAACTTTTGATATTAGCAACATTACTTTTTAAATCAAAACTCAATAAATTATAGCAGGACAAATTTTAATTTTAACGCCTCTGTTAAGGCTGGAATTCTTTTCTTAGCAATATGAATACAGATTTTTTCAAAGTATACGGAGCGAAAGAACGCAATGACAGTTTATTACGTCTATCCGATGACCACTATGTGTTGTTCTATGGTTTTCATAAGGACAATGAAAGCGATGAAAGTGGTTACTGCTGGCGTAAGGATTATGGATATAAACCTATAGAGTCAGAGCTTAAAGAAGATATTGTGGAGCATATCAACAAACTGACCGATGCGAAGATACTCACAGGATTTACCTACGAAGGAAGCCTTGTATATCTATCTGCAGAAAATCAGTTTAACTACAAAGCAGCTTTCGACTTGTGTATGCTTACAGATGGAAGCAATCTGCCTGTAACGTTTAAGTTCGGACAGGAAGATACCCCTAAGTATCGTCAGTTTAATACAAAGGAGGAGCTGAGGGAATTTTATTTATTAGCAGTTTCATTTGTAAGTAAAATGCTTGCAGAGGGGTGGGCAGAAAAGGATATGATTTATAAAAAGGATATGCAGTCATGGTTTACTTAATCATTTTATCGGTAGTGCTTTCAGTTGCAATGGCAATAGTAGCAGCAAAGAAGGCAAAGGAGTTGCCAGATAGTGTGAGTAGTTTCAGTTATTATGTAGGTGATGTTCGCTTTTCGTTGTGGGTAACAATGACGGCAACTATCTTGTTATTCTCTTCTCTTCATGCCTTACCGCCTAAGCATGCTTATATTGCAGGAATGATGAGTGTAGGTTTGTTGATGGTAGCTGCTTCGCCTTGTTACAGGACAGAGAACAAAGTGCTACATTATGTAGGTGGTTATCTCTTCGGATTGGCAAGTCAGATTGTAGTAGCTTTGCTTATACCATGGTTACTCATATTGTGGGTGTTGTTCCCGCTTGTATTCATTCGTAAGATCTGGAAAGAGAATGCTACATTTATTGCAGAAGGGATATGTTACATCACTTTAGTAGGCAGCCTCATCCTATCTTTACTATCGTAATTACAAACATAAACCTTTCAATCGTTTTTCCTATATTATTTTTGTAGAAATTTATTGTAAAAACAATATGAAGAAAGTAATTAAATGGCTTAAAGAAAGTAACAGGTACAAACACCTAATAGGTGGTGTACTTATCGGTGCTGGTGCTAATAGCTTATATTGTGCAGCGTATGCTGGTATAGGAGTTGCAACGGCACTGGAACTTAAGGATAGAATGTGGGGCGGAAAGGCAGACATCATTGATTGGGGGCTGACAGTCGGTGGTGTAGCTATAGGCTTCGGAGTAAGAACGTTGATAAAACTTCTATAATATGGCAATGGATAAAGGCATAAGAAACGCTATGATAGGTGTTATTGGCTCAATCATTGTAGCCGTTGCAGGCTCATGGGTGCAGCTCAATCAACGCATATCAATACTCGAGGTACAGGTTATGAACGACCACCAATTGTTCGTAGGCTCTCAAGAGGATATGAAAGAAATAAAGTCGATGCTTGGTGAGATAAACATTAAGGTATCGCACCTTAACGACATCAAGGCAGACCGACCTAACATGGATAGTCATATAACACAGAAAGGCGGTGAATAATGAAAGCATCATTTAAAAGTATTATAAGTAGGTGGAGAGCAACAACACCGAAGTTCTTTAAGAATATTGTTGTATTGGGTTCAGGTGTCAGTATTGTTGCTATAGCTATTCATACCGCTATGACAGCAGCAGCGGCAACACCTCCAGAATGGTGGATAAAGATTTATCCATACCTCGTAGGAGCAGCAGCAGGTATGGCAGCTGTAGCAAAATTAACAAGAGAGAAGTAAGATGAGAAATATTAAATACATCGCAGTTCACTGCACTGCAAGTCATCAGTCTATGACGATTGAGGGCTTAAAGCAAGAGTTCAGGCGTAAAGGCTGGGTTAATCCAGGTTATCATTACGTGGTGTCGCCAGACGGCAAGATTACACAGCTTCTTGATGAAGGCAAAGTAAGCAATGGCGTTAAGGGTTTTAATTCAGTATCTATCAATGTCGCTTATATTGGTGGCATTGATACTAATGGCAAACCCACTGACAACCGCACGGACGCACAGAAAGCGAGCCTGCGCTCGCTGCTAAAGATGCTACATAAGAAGTACCCTACAGCGGTTATTCAGGGACATCGTGATTTCTCTCCAGACTTGAATAAGGATGGAAAGATAACCCCTAACGAGTGGATGAAAGCTTGTCCGTGTTTTAATGTGAAAGAAGAATATTCAAATTTGTAGTCATGAAGAATAGGAATATTTTTACAATAATACTTATGATTAGCGCAATAGTTATTCTTTGCTATGCGCTAATCTATAAGCCTATAAAATCATCTACTCCCACTTACGATGTGGTAAGGGATACGGTTATCTATAACGACACAATACCTTATTATAAGCCTATTCCTAAGGATAGTCTTATTGTAAGGTACAGAACGGATATCTTACCTGTTGCAAACAAAGTTTCTAAAGGGTATGATAACAACGATAGTCTTTTGTCTCAATCTGTAGAACAAGTAGGGAGTGACAGCGCAGCGGTTGTTATTCCTATTACTCAGAAGGTGTACGAAGATAGTACCTATAAAGCGTGGGTAAGTGGATATGAGCCTCAACTTGATAGTATATTTATTTATCAGAAGACGCAAGTAATCAATAACTATATACGAGAAAAACCCAAATGTTGGGGTATAGGCTTGCAAATTGGTTATGGGTGTAATGGCAAAGACTTGCATCCTTATATAGGAATAGGAGTTAATTATAACATATTCAGATGGTAGAAGTATGAAGACGGTTGTTTTTAAAGTTGGCAAAAACGAAGTTTATCAAGAAGTCGCAAAGACCACTTCATATACAGGTACAAAGATGGATAATGACGAAGATGCGTACGATCGTATCTTTACAACTGATGAGGACAGGACGATGCTCGAACGCTTCTGGAATGAGAGTAAGAATATGATTGCTGGTAGTCTAAAAAAGCTACTAAGTTCAGAGCGTGAGGAGAATGATGAATACATATTAGAACTTGAGGTTTCCAATTCCTTTGATGACAACCTTAAGGAAAGTATGCAGCGTAGTTTGTTTAGCTTCTTTGTTATGAATATAACAAGTAAGTGGTATATATTTACAAATAAGAATGAAGCAGAAAGTTATGCAACATCAGCGGCTACAGATATGGAAGATGTTATGCGTAAAGCTTATTATAAAAAGAAGCCAGTACGCCCAACATACGATTAATAACATTAAAAATAAACTATATGGCAGAAAACAAGAAAGACCTAACGGTCACCGAAGAAGTTAGAGAGCTTATATATGATGTTCAAAACAAAGCTTATCTGACAGGACAAGCAAGAGAAGCAGAAGGGAAGAAACCATATCAGGCAGCATCTAATATGCAAGCAAGTGATGATGATGAGAACAGTTATCAGATACGACGTTCCCTTGCAAATGCTTTTTCTTCTCTCAAGAGTCTTTTAGGGGAATATCTCTACGAAGATAGAAGTACGAGTAATAATCGTATGATTAGTGAGATTGATAATAATGGGCAATTGACTTTGGCTTTTAAGTTACCTTCAAATTACAATAACGCTTCTGCAGATAGCCTTGGTAATGGTATACATTCTTATTTAGTTGATATGACACTTGCCGATTGGTTTGCTATTACTAACAAAGAAGATGCAGAGGTGTATGCAGGGCATTCAACAGTTAGCCTTGAGAATGTAAAGCGTGCGCTATATAAGCGGAGTCGACCAACACGCCCAACCTATTAAGTAAAAACGCTTATGAATTGTTGTAAACAGTATGAATCAGAACAGCAAAAAAAGGTTATAACGCTGACTTTTAAACGCAAGGAACTGCTATATGACGCCAGTAACTATTCTTTTGTTGAGGCTGATATTATGCCACAAGATACAGAACACGCCAAGCATCAAGTATTTGACATAGTTCAAGACGGCAATATAGATCGTGTTACTCGTATTCTTAACTTGGCTCATTCAGAATGCGTGGAATTACTATACCCATACGCAAAAGAAGAATTACCCGACGCAGAAGAAGTGCTTGATGATATTCTGAAAGAACCAGATACATACACTATTAAACTTATACTTCCTTACAACTTTTCAATGACTACTGTTAAGATGTTGGAAGAGTACATACATGAGTTTCTTGTGTGTAGCGTCCTGTCAGATTGGTTGAGCATAACATTTCCACAAAGTGCAGAGCGTTGGGAAAGTAAATTAAGAGATACAAAAATAAAGATACGCACTTCTCTTATGTCGAGAATGGGTAAGGTAAGGAGGAAGTTAAAACCATGGTAATAAACAAGGGCAGCGCTACATCACGTAGAACTGCCCTTTTCGTAAAAATCAATCTTAACCTATAAACTAAAAACCTAAACTATCTCGGCTGGTTGGTTAATCGCGGTGTGAATTGCACCGAGCAACCAGTAATTCCTTCATTATTTGAAAGATTAGCAAGTAGCACTATACGAATGTATTTATAAGGTGTTCCCCTAAATCCACGTAAGTAATGGTCTATAGATGACCATACTGGAATCCAGTTATACAAATCGTTAGAAGCATAGAGAATAGACTTGACATGTCCTTTCTTAAATACGCCACGCTGTATGATGGTATCAACAGACTTATGAATGTCATAAGCATCAAGTTTTATTGGGCGTGACACAACAATACTTTTATAAACCTCGTCGGTCTCATCAGAGAAATTAACAAGGCTGCCATCATTAAGTACAGCAAGTGCATCAGGGTAGGAGTTTACATTATCTGCAATATTGGATTGCATCATTCCCCACTGTTTTGACTTTAGTGAGAATATATAAGCATAATTGCAGTTATACTCTTTGCTGGTGTTGTAAGCGATGATTCGTTGATGCTCATAGTCATATATCATTCGGCAATCACGAACAAAATCCATAAAAGGCAATATCCTTAGAGTACCTTTTGACAAGTCTGCATGTTCTAAGATTTTATCAATCTTAGGTAACACAGTTGTTGGTACAGCGTTCTCTCCATTGAGAACGTCAGAGATACACATTGCTTGTGAACCTTGCAAGAGCATAATACCTCTATCTGTCGTAAATAGAACAGCAGAATCAATTTGCGTGATACTTTTCGATGATAGACACACGTCACGTGTGATAGGCTGTTTGGCAGAGTAGCCCCCAGTAGAGTTTACCTCCAATGCCCATACGCCCTCATCTGTGAAAGCATAGAGAGGGAACTGCCCAAACTGTCCTTCACTAAGAGCTTTTGCAGCTGTAGCAATTCCCAATATCCTACCTGTACCTATTGTGTTAATCCCAGTAACAGGGAAGAAGAAAGGATTATTTATTTCAGAGGTATATATCTTGTTAGGAACGTCTATAATGTTCTCAAGCTTTGTCGGAGGTTCGGTATGTGTTGTGTTTTGCTTTCTTATAAGTTCGTAATCGATGACACCATACGCACCATTAAGGAAGTCGTGTGGTTTAAGCTTCACTTCGTACGTATCAATACCTGCGTGTATACGCATCATTGTCGCATGAGTATTAGGATAAAAGACGTAACAAGCCCATGAAGTTGGAGCAAAGTCACCATTAGTGTACATACTTGACACAAAAGGAGCGAGGTGTGAGCTAACATAGCTATTCACAATATATCTCTCGCCACCTTCCTCTATCATAGTCTGTATAGATATGTCACGATAGTCTAATGAACCAAAGTCCAAAACGACTTTACCATCTTTTTTCAATTCCCAACTTGCTTCACTATTATTAGCATATGAGAACATGGAACCAGCCATAAACCCCTGAAACAACTCACGACGTATACCAGACAGGTTTATACGTCCATTATATGTCTGTGAGTATTTTGCTGTAATTCGGTCATGTGACAGGTAATCGTCTGTCATTGTTTCTCTTGTAGTAAGCGACTGAAGATACTCTTTGTTAACAACAATATCTTTGCGTTCACTTGTAGAGAGTTCGTTAATACTGATAGATTTAAGGAAATAGAAATTCTGTACATTCTCCAGCATCTCTCTATTCTTGTCATCCGTATGCTCTGGTAGACTAATAGTTGTTTTTGGGTATGTTGAATCCTTAGAGAAGAAAAGCGTATAAAGCTTACTGTATTTCCACTCGACATAATATTTACCCAAAGGATTCTCACGTCCTCCAGGTGTGTTGTTTGTTAGGTCTGTTCCATTAACAGAGATAGGCAATAATGCTGTGTCTTCTGCTCTTTTTCTTACAGGTACGTTTATGAGACCTACTCTTTCTATGGTCTTTTCATCTGAAAATCTTGAGATATCCAGTGCGCCAATAAATTTAGTATCAAGATTATCTGTGTCTGCAAATGATTTGCAGTTGCCACTTTGGTCGTAGGTATATATTGGCTTAGATATAAAGACATCAACAGACTTGATAATGTCTTTCCAATCATTCATTCGAAGATGTGAGTTTTCTCCGTCTGGTAGAAGCTGATAATCGAGCCCTGCTGAAACGAGCATGATGTCACATTCAGCCTCTGTATATCCTTCTTTGCCACTCACTCTATTCCAGAAGACAACTGGAGCAGTCTTTGTGGATGGATTCATCAGTATTGGCGCAGAATGACACACTAAAGAACCGTCATATAATCTTAAGGCATAACGAACAAAGAAGGGTAGGGCAAAGCGTCCTTCCTTGATGGTCTGATCAGCAAGAAACTTGTTTACCTTCGCCATAATCTGTGAAGTAATTTTTTTCTGATTATCTTCTGTCCACACTTCATATAATCTACTTTCATCTATCCTTTCAAAGTTCACATTAAAGGTAGAGTGACTCTCATCAGAGAGAGAATATATGCGAGGTTTACCTCTTAAACCGAAAGATATTTGTAGATTTGGCACATGATTTCCAAGCATAACATATTGTCCCTGCTTCCATAGGAAATAGATAATATACTCTTCTGTAAAGAGTAGTAAGGTGTTTCCAATGGCGTTCACATGAGAAAGCGAACGATAAGCACCAAGAGAAACTGCCCTTTCAAAAAGTTTCTCATTAGCATTTAGAATATATAATTCAAATGTTTTGATATCCTGTATAATATAATTAGAAAAGGATATCGTTTTATGAATGTAGATAACTTTTTTATTCTCTCCAAGCTGGAGTAATAATTTAGGAGCCGACATAGGTTTTAACGCACCATCTTCTGGAACGAGGTTCAACAGCATTGCAGAGTCTCCATCTTGACAAGTATTGTCAGGTGGGACGGTCGATAGTCCGTTATACTTTATCTCTTTATTCATGTTTAGATGGCTTTTCAATCTGATAATATAGTTTGTTGTTAGTTTCTTTTACTGATACCGACAACTTGCATTTACTTTCAGCAGGTAAGTTATAATCATAAAGGATACGCCCAACAGACGGATTGAGTGTTTCGAAACCTATACATTTATACTTATCGTTGTATTGTATATCACAAAGCTGTGTAGGCTTCTCAATATTTGGATTAAGCATAAAAGCAAACAATCCACTGTCAGACACACGAAATACGAATACAACGGCTTTATCAGCCGTATCCGAATACTTACGGATATGGCTGAAAAGCTTCTTAGATAGTGTTACAGAATTGTCTGCAGGGTCTACGATTACATATAACCTAAGCGACCAATACCAGTTCTGTATCTTTTTGAGAATATTCATCATTTTGCAAATATATTACACATAAAGGTTATGTGTAGTTTATCTTTTAATACTCTTTGCGAGAGCGGAACGATATAGTTTCAATAAAGATGAAAGACCGTGTCGTCTCTAAACCGTCACGATGTTTATCTGCTTCTTCTTTGCTGGTGAATATGTACGAACAAATTTCTGTCTTGTCTGTTCCTTTTGTTGCTACTATGTTAGCATAATACTTGCGCCCAAATAGGAACGCAATCACTTCTTTTAATACTGTTGTTTGCATAATCTTATTTTTATTTATAATTAAACTTTGTGGTAGGGTATCAAGTCTTTTGCATCTTCCTCCCACATATCGCCCTCGTTCCCATCGAAATCAAGGGAAACTGTTCCGTTGTTCAAGTCTGCAAGAGTAGAGTTAAGTCCCACGACTATCATAGGGAATCCGTCTTGTAGATTGCAGACTTTATCACCAATCCTTAAGTCTTTAATATTCATAGCCTATTCTCCCATCTCTTCGTGGTATTGGAATAAAACTTCCTTCATGCGCCTTGCAGCCTCTTTGGTCTGCTCGCTGGTGCGGAAGTAATGGCCAAACTCATGTAAATTTTCATCAACATGACAGCCATCTTCTTTATATACCACCATGTTTCCTTGACTGCCAACACAAAGATATTCCTTACCATCTTCTGCTCTCCACCTAATCTTCTCCACTCGCTTTTCCTCAGCGTTCCAGAGCAGTCTTTGCTCTTTCATCTTATCGAACAAGATTTCTTTCTCCTCGTCAGTAGCAAGACGTATCTTAGACTGATACTGATCATGTTTTTCTACAACAGGTATGCCTTTATTTCTTTTTATAATACCACCATGTTCGTATAAGACAAAACAATCATACGTACCATATTCGTCTCTGTGTCCTGTACAGATTGCTGTTACAGTTTCGTTATAAGTGGAATAAGGTACATGATATGTGCAAACAACAACATCTCCTTTTTGGGGGACATAGTCTGCATCTTTAAATTCCGTCTGAAAAATGACCTTACCATCTTCAATGACCGCCTTGCAACCTTTAGGAATGGTGATTATATCACCTGCTTGTAATTCTACTTTCATAGTTTGTCTGTTTTAACCAATTAATTTTAGATGTGTAATCCCTTTCTCTTTCAGCTCCGACAATATCATCTTCACTAAGTCGTAATACTGTCGGTTCTGATAAGCAATATTAAGAGCGTCTTCTGCATCGTTATGATATTCTTGAACATAACTTGTGATTGCTTCTTCAAACGCATAGTTATCAACTCCCTCGTAGTAGTCGCTGAAATCAATAATTGATGTCAATTCACAGCATTCTTCATGCCCTTTGAAAGACCACGCTTCACCGCCATCACCTCGGATAAACTGTCTGCGGTATCTTTGCCCTTTGCAGATTTTGCGACTACATAAGTCACAAACATAATCCTTACGTGCGATAGGCTTAGATTCATCTATTAATTCCATACTCATTACTTTATTAATTCATTCACATAATCCATGATATAAACTCATACAACTATATCCTCCGTCTGGCTCAAACATATCAAGCTGTGCGTCATTACGATTTACATATTTGAACACCTCATGTATGGTAGGATATTCACCATTTGCGCAGAAACGTTTAGGAATGTATGTAGGTGGAAAGAACGACGAACCTTTTTCTGTTTCATCTTTCATTCGTTGTTCAGCATCTATTAGCCGTTTTCTTGCCCATTCGTCTTTCGATATGAGTTGCACCTCTCGCTTTCTACACATAATACAAGGGAAGCAACCTACCCTTGAAAAGCCTCGTTCATATAGAGGATTTGGACGCTGACCATTTTCAAGGATATAATCTATTACTTGTTGTGCTGACCAGTGAAAAATAGGTCGTAACACACTTGCATCGTGTATCTTGCACCATTCCAACACCGCTTTCTTGTGATACAACCCTTTTACTTCATTATTAAAGTATTCTTTGAAATATGAACACTCAACATCATAGCCAGCACGTGTCTTACTTTCTTTAGCTCTAATTCCTTGAATAATGATAAAACTCTCATCTTGTGAGAGAATATAATCAATCATCGGTATTATTTTCAGTTCATAAGTACAGAACCTTGCTATTGTAGAAGGGAAACGACCTTTCTTGATAGACATATCCACGAAGTCTTTATACTTCCTGCTTTTGAGTGTAATCAGTTCTACATTTAACTGATTGCAAACATTGTGAATATGCGTGTAAGTGTCTTCGTGCTCCCACCCTGTGTCGGCAAAACATGCAACCACATTTTCTTTTCCATATTTTTTCACAGACAAAATAAGACTTGCTTGAGAGTCTTTACCTCCAGAAAATTGAACTATAACTTTCATAATGATTTATTTATATGACCAATTAAAACCGCCAGCACTCCGCCTTTTTCCACGACAGCATGCAGATATACTCTCGTGGAAAATTCCAGTTGCCCTTTCTGCCTCTTTCATGCTTTCAAATATACCGATGGTTCTTCCATCTTTTATTTGTAACACTCCTTTTATGATAGCTTTCGTGGCTTTTAATAAATTCCTTGCGACCACACCATTATAATTGTTATTATACATCACGCTTCATAATCTTTCAATTCGTTTTCTATTGTTTATATGTTCTTTTGTATGCTATTTGCAATCTCGTATTCCTCCTGCGTAATAGCCAATGTCCTTGAATTTCTCATGTGCGCCAACAACGAAAGCAGGTGATATTTATATGTCTCTCGTTGATTAGCAAACAAATTGTCTATCCGCTTGTTTATATTTGTGTACTCATTAGGAACACATATTGTCATAAACACGAAAGCAAGAGAAATAAGAATAAACATTAATAGGTTTATAAAAAATATCATATTACCTCCTTGTATTAATAGATTGAACTTTGTATGTTTGATGACCAAATTTACCAGTTCTTATAGTGTATTGATAGTAAGCCATTCCGTTTGCATCTGTGAAATAAACGTCCTCTCCACCATCATGAAAACGATAAACCTTAACACCGTTACACTCAAACAAGAACTTAACATCGTAGTCTTTCAACCTTTGCTCGTACTCTTGCTTTCGTATCTGCTCCTTTGTCAGCTTTGGCTTCGGTGGTTCGGGTTTCTTCCTAATCTCGTAGCCACAAGAACTGACTGCAAACGCTAACACTGATAATAAAATTAGTTTCTTCATATTACTTTACTTAAATAGTTCTTGTTCCTTTGATTGGTTTCCAATGATAGCGTTTACACGCTTTATCTCAGTATCAATTTCCCTCTCAACTGTCTTACACTTATCAAGTACAGATTTGCTTCGTGTCTTGAAGTACTCTTTTTGAAGTTGTCTCATTAAAGCAACTTTGCTAAAAAACTCACGACTATTCATATTACTTTTCTTCTTTTAGTTCCTTAAACACTCCGCATCCCTCACTACCATGTAGCAGGTAGTGGAAAGATTCGCATATTACACTATCCTTGCATACATCCTCCTCGTGTAAATCGCACTTACCGCAATCAACAGACTTATCTGTTTTGAGGAAGATATACTGCTTATCGTTTATTGTTATTCCGTTCATAACTATTAGGTGTCGTTTTGTTAATTGTTTAACTTTTACGACTTAAAAAACTTAAATTGTTTGTTTCATTATTTATTAATTTCTATCTTTGCATCGCAAATTGTTCATGGGAGGCATCCTCCTTTCGGTGAGCTACCAAAAATCACCGTCCTCGTCTCGCAAAAAGAGATTAAGCCTGCAATCCTGTAAGTTGTGGGCTTTTTTGTTGCACTTTGGTAGAGTGCAACGAGCGCTCCAATACAGGTTGGACGCAAACAAGAAAGGAGGTGTTTTGAATGAGCAATTTGCAAGAAGACGGCTTGATTAGAATCTTTTGCCGTTACATCGTAAAGAATGGGAAGCGTATCTATCCTAAGAATAGTCAGTTTTTCTCTTTCTTGGTGAAACCAAAAGTAGGTTAAGCCAATCTTCGGGAGTGCTTACAGGGCACTCTTTTTTTCTCATAACCCCAATGCCTGTTTAATTCGTTTCTTATAGTCCTCGTTGGCTGCCCGCTTGGCTTCATCTAAATAACTACCAGTAGAGAGTGGAATTTCCTTTCCGTTAAAGCGTAATAACCATATTCCGAAATTGTCAATGTTATATCTACCAATAGGAGTAGCTGCATGTATGAAAGGCGAATACCCTTTCCACTCCAATTTTGGCAAACTCTCCACCACGCTCTCACGCCCAGCATTGAAAGCTGCCTTGATGTCATCGAAGTTAAAACAGGGTTCATCTATAAAGCAGGGAGCACTCTCTCCATTTACACGAAGATACTCTTTCTCTGCATACTCATCGGCTAAATCTTTCTGTTTCATATTGATTTGGTTTAGTTAATCTTTATAATTCTCCTCGAAGTGATGGCATCTCCCAGTTTCCTCTCGATATTCAACAGGCACCCACCATAACCTTGCATCAGGAGGGTCTGGCAAGTATCTCTTGCAATACTTTCTGAGTTTGCAAGCTACACCTGAACAATAGGCGTAATCATTTTTAATTTCGTTGTTCATAAGTTTTTAGTTTCTAAATGATTTTTCGTTTCCAAAGTTTATAATATGTGCCATTTCTCTTAATCTATCTGCAAAGCGTTCGTCATAATAACCTGAGATTTCGTTAGCTGAGAGGTTTGATGTAGAGATTGTGCAGAACTGCTCTTGATATCGATACATCATGATATCTGTAACAGCAGTGATAATATCTCCGTAGTTCATACTTTCACGTGGTTCTGCTCCAAGGTCATCAATACACAATACTTCTACATTTCGCAAGAACTTGTATTCTCCCACAGCTTGAATATTTTCCTTTGTAGGGTTATTATATGCCTTTGCAAGTAGCACTAAATCTTTTGCGGTGACTATTCTAAAGCCTGCGTAAGGTAGTTCGTGCATTTTGCAGTCAGGTGTATATGTACTATCAGAGTGGACATAAGCATATAAGGCTTTAAGTGCATACACCATAGTCGTTTTCCCATTACCCTTATTTCCAGACAAGAATAAGCCAAATTTACTATCGTTTGACACCAGCCATTGTGCGATGTCCCATATATGCTGTTTGTATTCATCAGTTGCATTGAACGTTCTCATTCGTGCTGTAACCTCGGCTCTACATGACGCATATAACATGGTATAAACTTGTTCAGCTGTGTAAGGTAGCCTAAAACGTTTCGGAATACGTTTTCTTTGCATCAGCTTTGAGTATATTTCCTCTACGTCCAGCTTTACTGTCGGTTCTAACTTTATCATTGCTTACGATTCTTAACCAGTTATTAAAATGTCTTTTTGCATCAGAGAGGTCTTCATGTCTCATTTTCCCATCAGCGATACATTGTAGTTTGAATTCATCAAGCTTTGCTCTTAACTCTTCTGCTGTCATGTGATGCAATGCTTGTAGATTATCAATCCAAACTTCAGCAGACTTTAATTCGTTTATCTCATCGTCAAGGGTGAGTGCTTCTGATGCAGGCTCCTTATTAATGATGTTTACTTTGCTTATATGAGTTATTACTTCTTCAGCATCTTTCTCAAGGCAACTAAACTCATTGACACTGGCACCACGCTTACAAGTTCTATTAATATTCATATACCTTTCTTGAATACCTTTGGAGGTAAGAATACTATTGGTTTCAAAAAGAAGTTTATTGAATAGTCCAACAGATAGGCAGCAATTAATAACCTCTTGTATATACTGCTCATCGTAATTAGATAACTCTGAGATAACAAATGGCAGCTCTTCATCCCACTTTGTGTAGTACCCATCTCGGTAGATGATGCAGAGTAGGAGAGTATACACCGTTATAGCTTTACCACCTTGATAGCGGATTAACTTTCTTATCTTGATGTCTTGAAAGAAATCAATATCGAAAGGGAAATATTCAAGACCTTGTTTTATAGCACGACCCATATTATAAATAATACTTTAAGTAGTTATCGACTTCATTAATAAAGTCGTCAAGAGAGTGACAAACTACGTATTTATATTCTCCTTTATCCGTTACGATTCGTTCCCATTCTTTTTGTGAAGAACTTTGTCTTCCTGAAGCAGTCTTCATTTCAATAAGTAATGCACCGTAGAAACGATTAGGAACAAGGAGTATTAAATCAGCAACTCCAGCTACAACACCTTCTTCTTTTAGCTTAGCAGCAGTGCGTGCATCACGCTTTCCACCATTTGGTACTGCAAATAATCTACCTTTTAATCTTTGGTGTTTGAGGTTGAACCACCGCACACAAGAACATTGTATGCGGTGTTCCTCATCAGAAGGACGCTTGCGCTTTGTAGCTACTTGTATAGCTACTAATTCTTCAAGTGTCATAGAACTACTGGTTGCTATGCTCAAAAACATCAATGAAATGCGTCTCTGAAATAGAGATAACATCATAATCAATCAAAGTCTTCTCCATGACTTCCTTAACATAGGCACGTGCTTTGTCAAGACTTGCAGCCTGAACAAGATAAGTTACAGGAGAACGTTTTTCCTTATCAGTTTTTTCATCTAATGTGATGAAAGCAAGTTTTGCCTTAAACCACTTATCGTCAGTATCGATATCACTGAAGAAAGTCTCACTATAAGTAGCAAGCTTAATAGCCTTTACTCCAAACTCACCACTTACATAGTGTGACATTTCCTCCGTAATACGCCTCTCAGCATCAGAGAAACTTAAAGCCTCTACTACGTACTGTTCTGTAACTTTTTTGTTCCGACCATCTTCCATGGTCTTATCATATCTGATTCTTGTTTCAAACCAAATGCTTGTTCTATTTCTCATACTTTAGTTTTTTGTCTTAAAACTATTGATTCATTTGTTTCTTAAATTCCATGCTGAGCTTAAGCCTTGCAGTGGCACAAGCTGGAATAGGAACCTGCTTTCCATGCAGGTAAGATATCCTTTCCTTTGTTTTAACCACCTTTATGCTTGCAAAGCCACGAAGTGAAACACTCTCACCCTTAATGAGTGACTTCTGAATAGACTTGAAAATTGCATCATAAGCTTTTGTAGCTTGTGAGCGTGTGAGGTTAGTTGTAGAAACAACCTCTGAAATGATTTCGTTCTTTGTCATTGTTTTAATTATTTTAAAAAAGTGGGTTCTTATATCCAATAGGATGTTTACTTCACTTATAAAGTCCCTTCTTTCGCTACATCATCAGAGATAATTTTTGAGAACTCATCCTTACTCATAACTCTGGGTAAAGGAAAGCTATACGAGAGTACAATATATCAGCATAATTTCGCATGTGTCCTAATTGTTCTGATAACATTCCTCTTTCATGCGAACTCATCAAATCAAGGGTATATAAGGCACGTGTTGCTTTCACAATACGTTCGTTGAGCTCTGCAAGCTCAAACTCCATTCTGTCTACATGTGTTTCAGTTAAGACATAACCTTTCTCAAAGACATCTTTAGGAGACCAGCTTTTATAGCCGTCCTATATTCAATGAGGTAGCCCATCATATTTTCGCAATCATCTTCATGGAACTTGCGCCCAATTATTTCTTGCGCATCATATAAATCGCAAGGCGCAGCTTTCACATTTTTGATACAAGTGTATTGTTTTAAATCTTTAATTCTGTTCATATCTATCTTTATTTAATTATGAATAATAATTTATCTTATTGACTTCTCTATGTCACCTTAATATGGTGTTTTATTAAATTCTATTTCCATTCCTTTATGCGCAGCAATAACATTCTTACCAGTCGCAGCCTTTATCCCTTTCACAAATTCAGACTCATTACTATTAGCATCAGAAAGATGAATAAGAATAATGTTATTCACTTGTGATAGACCGTTAGCTTGTAATGTCTCTAAACATGTGTTATAACTCATGTGTGATTTGATGGTTCTTTCACGACGTACTGGAGAGATATATCCTGCATCTGCGTTATGGTTAAGAATATCCAAACTATAGTTACATTCTATCAGTACATTGTTTAGACCAGAGAACTTGTATTTAAGATAATATGTATCTGTTGCAAACAAGACAACTCCACATTCCTCGTGTCTGATAAGATAACCCAAAGGTTCTTCTGCATCATGTTGAACATCGAAAGGTATTATATCAAATCCGCCTAATCTGAATCGAGAGCCAGACTCACACTTCAATGGTAAGAATCCTGCATAATCACTTGGGATAGTTTTGTGCATCGTTCCTTCTGACATCCTTACAGGTATTCTTGCTTCGAGAAATTGCAAAACATACTTTGCGTGATCTCCGTGTTCATGTGTGATGCAACACCCAACAATAGAAGATAAATTAAAGTTTAATGCTTTCTTTACCTCCTGTAGATTAATACCAGCTTCAAGTATTAGCACCTCCCCAGTCTTTTCAGACTGGAGGAGGTAGCAGTTACCTTTGGAAGATGAACCTAAGATGTGCAGTTTCATAACTTAGTAAGCAGGAGCTTGTTCAGACGGAAGAGAAGATGCGGAAGTTATTTCGCCAGTGTCTTTATCAACTTTTGGCTCTGGCTCTTCGAAAGCAATTGATTCTTTGTTGGCAAGGGTTGCTTTTTCGTGCTCTACAATCTCTACGGCATCAGCCTCCTGCATTTCGTCAGAAACATACATTCCAGAGAGCGTGTTAGGGAAAGCTTCTCTCAAAGCTTGCACCTCTGCAACCTTACGAATCATCGTTGCAGGCATCTGCTTCCATGTTGATTGTTTTTTATCGTACTCCTGCAGCGATACTGTTTGTCTATATGGGCGACGGTTCTTGCGGTAAACATCGCACCAGCCTCCGACAAGTGTTAAGCCCTGTGGAAAGAAAGTTCCAACGAGGTTCTGCACTACACCCTCCTGGTTTACAACGATTACACCAGATTCTATTCCTTCAAAGTCAGCACAGCGATCGGCACGTTTCATAAATGCCTCCTTTGATACAATCATCTGTGAAGGAGCATCACCATACTTGACGAGGTAAGCTTCACGTAAGAATGGATTAAGTTGATTAACTTGGCAAAGCGTAATGAATTGCGCCATATCGCTATCGGATACTTTCATGCCCTTGCATATAGTATCCATGAGGATACGCTTGTTGATTTTTACATCGTTGCCGTCAATACCCTTGATTGTTGCAACCATTTTGTCAACAATACTTACCTGCTGTGCAGGTGCTACTTGCTGCGTTGCAGCTACGTTCTGAATTTCACTCATAACTTTATTTTTTATTTAATTACTAATTGTTTATCTTGTGTTACCTGTAATAATATCATTTGAGATAGAATGCTCATGTAGTGATTTACGCTCTCTGCACCATCGATAAATACAGGCGCATAAATATTGTAGAACTGACATAAGGTGTTGATTATATCAAGACCTGCGTTTACTTGTCCTGCTGTATTAGTTACACCGTACGGAGTTCCATTTACAATTGGAATGCAAACTTCAAACTCGTTTCCCTCTTGCGTATAATCAAACAACTGAAATCTGACAGACTTAAACATAGCATTAATGCGCTGTTCGCAGTCTTCTATTCTCTTCTTAATGAAATTAACAGCTGTGTACTCTCGCTTCTCAAGTTCTGCAACCTGCTGCGCTAATTCACGTCCTCTGTTTTCAAGAGCTGCAATTTCACCCATTGCCTTATCGATGGTAGAACGATGACGCATACGTGTTTTAAGTTCTGTAAGAGAATCGTATAACGCATCTCGTTCTTTCTCTATTTGAACTATAGGGTTCTCTCCTGCTTTGGCTTTATTCAAAAGTTCTCTCAACTCTTTTACCTTTAAATCAAGGTCTTTCATTTCGTTTGTTGGGACTTCTAATGACGTAGGAGCCTGTACAAGAGGGTGGGTGTCAAGCTGTTGATATAGCTCTGATATATTCTGTTCTATACTCTTAACAGTTTCAGCAAACTTCTCATCAGCTTCAATAGTAGCCAACTCTTCTGTTAATAGGTCACGTTGTGTAGCAAGCGACTTACCTTCTTCGTTGTTTGCACGGAGTTGTTCAGCCTTGTTTTGCGCAAAGATGTTGTGAGCCTCCGCAATCTTATTTTCAGGAAGACGCTGACCGCAACAAGAACAAATGTCTGAACCATTATATTCTGAAGCGTTAATACTTCTCCACTTCTCACGCAAGCTGTTTAATTTAACTTCTATGTCAGCCACCTGCTGCTTAAGATGTGTGCGACGTGTTTCTGCCTGTTTGCGGTCAATTGATACTTGTGTTAGACGTTCGTGAGCCTCCTTAATCTTACGCTCTATCTGTCTACGTTCTTCATTTGCAGTGTCAGCCTCGTTTCTCATACGGCTAAGCTCGTCTTGCTCCAGCTTTATACGCTGCATCTCCAAGTCGTGAATCTCTTTTGCTGTCTGTTTGTCTTTCTCCAGCTCAGCCTCGTTTCGCTTCTCGATGTTTGTAACCTGTTCCGTGAGTGAAGCAATATCTTTTTCTGCCTTATCAATCTCTGATTGTAAAGCATTCCAATCCTCGGCTTCTGGCATCATCTTTTGTGTCTGGTCGATACGAGGTTGGATTTCTGATAACTCCGTCTTCAAGCGTTTTTTTGTAGACGATATTTCTTTGCGGAAGTCTGACAAACTTTTTCCATTGAGCTCATCGAGTAGTTTCTTAAACTCCTCGCTGTCAGATGCAATTTCCTCGTCTGACTTTACGCCAGCAATCTGCAGCAACTGTTCACGCTGAAGCTGCCATTTCATTTTCTCAGTGAAATAACGAGGATTAGTAATCATTTTGAACACAGTTTCATCGATGATGTTTTCAGCCACACGTGCCTTAAACTCGCTTACCTTAATTGGCACACCATTCCAGATGCATTCGGTGACATTGCCAGAGAACACTTCTTCCACTTGACCACGAGGTTTAACCCACTGTTCTTTGTATTCACGCTTGAGTGTTAATTCCTCTCCATCAACAACCAAAACAGCCTCTACAGAGCACTCGCAACGATGAAGAACGTTGTGCTGCTCGTCATAAGAGCGGAGCTCAAAGTCCTTTCGGTCTTGAGAATCCTTACCAAAGAGAAGCCAACAGAAAGCATCGAAGTGTCGAGACTTTCCAAGCCCATTATCTCCACAGATACTTGTAGGAGCGTCAAGGTTGAACCTTGTGGTTCTCTCTTTTTCTCCCCTCCAGTTACGGAGAGTGATTTCCTTAATTTTAATTTGTTTCATATATTTATTTCTTAAAGAATTCTGAAAATTTCTTGCCTCCATACTCTTTTTCCGTAAGGGCAATTATTTCCTGTACTGTGTATTTATCTTTATGTGGTTTTGGAAGTCTATTCTCTATGAAATCTCTTGTACCAGCTGCGCACGCTCCTGTGATTGTCCTATATGCAGCAATAGCCTCTTCATAAGTAATCGTGTCATTTAAGGACATGTTCCTGTATACCGAGGTGTCTCGGTCGTTGATTTTAAAGATAAGGTCAGCACGTGCTTCTTGGAGTGTACGACCGTGTGCCCAGTGATTCTCACTATCTGTGACAAGATATAGTTGTTCGCTACTATTAAGTTTGTGAACTCGATATACATTCCCATGATGTGAGTCAATAGCTGTAAACATATCATCAACCTTAATATAGCTTCTATCATTCCATTCCCAGAAGATAGGCATATTTGAAACTCTACTTATAGCAGCTATTGCTTTAGAAGAAAGTTTCTTGTTAACTTTGACCTCTCCTGTAATGCCTGTGCCACTTAGGTCAAGAGAGTCACCTACCGTTAGATTGTCGGGTAGTGCTGTAATGCCTGTGCCACTTAGGTCAAGAGAGCCACCTACCGTTAGATTGTTGGGTAGTGCTGTAATGCCTGTGCAGTTTTCAAGGTAAAGAGAGCCACCCACCGTTAGGTTGTCGGGTAGTGCTGTAATGCCTGTGTCACGTAGGTAAAGAGAGCCACCTACCGTTAGATTGTCGGGTAGTGCTGTAATGCCTGTGCAGTTTTCAAGGTAAAGATAGCCACCCACCGTTAGGTTATCGGGTAGTGCTGTAATGCCTGTGCAGTTTTCAAGGTCAAGAGAGCCACCATAAAAAGGCTTACCATCTTTAATGACGAGGTCAACCCCCGTCTCTTTTCTAAACTTTTCAATTTCTTGTTTCATAGTTGAATTTATTTGTTCTATAAATAGTCCTGTTCTGTTCGTTGTAGTTCTCTCAATCTACGTGTAGAGTACTCTCTCTTGCCAGGGCGCACACATGGGTGAATCAATCCATTTTTACGCCACCTATCAACATTCGCACGACCGAATATTTTATAAGCTTGTCGTTGGCTTATCATTTCAGGCTCGTTTTTATCATTCTGCAGAAATGATGTTATACGAGCTGCAAGGTCATTCATAAATGTATCGTATGTAACGACCTTGTCAGAGAATACTATTTGTACCATAGTTTGTCAGTTTATCTTTACTTCGTTTACGTTTGTCTTATTTGCTGATGCCCGCCTATGCCCAGTTGTTAACCAAACTATAGGTAGCAAAACTCTTTATTTCCACAATCCATACACCCAGTTGTTAACCAAATGCACAGCGCAGAAAGAGCGCATGACGTACGTTACGACGTAATAACTTTCTTAATCTTCCTCAATAAGCTCCCTAATGCCATTGAGTTTTTCATTTTTATTCCAATGTTTAAATAATTGGAAAGAAATGTAACCAAGGACTGCACCTATCAACTTACTAACAAAGAATATTGTAATATCCTCGCTGTCAGAAAATAGCAAGAAGATTGTAACCATTCCTAATAGGAATAGTACGTGAAAACGCCAGTTTAGGTAGATTGACTTATTCATAATAATTGTTTTTGTTTATACAGATAGGGGAATGCATATGTTCAACATACTTATTAAATAGTTTGCAGTAGCAGCCATTAATGCCGTTATGTGCATTGGAACAAAACTTACAAGAGTTTAGCATGATACTATTCTGCTCGTTCAACATAGATAAGCCGCTCGCCAACTTCCATGCGAGTACTTCGCTTGCCACCGAACAAAGCGTTAGCCTTGCTTGCTTGGGCTCGCACGGTGTCCATCCATTCAATAGGGAAACTGACAGCTTCGCCAACTTTCAATGCTTTGATGCGAGACATCACATTTTTACGCTTTGATTGTACTTTTTCAATCATTTCCTTTGCTTTATAATTATTAATGTTTAACTTTATGGTGCAAAGATATACAAAATGTAGTTTATCTACAAATTGTTGATTTGTTATTATAAACAAATTGTAGATTTTTAACAAATACACTATGGACAAATCATCAATGATTGAAGCGCTTGTTAACCATTACTCGGGTGGAAATCAAGCTCAGTTTGCAGCTAAACTCGGACTTCCAGCACAAAATATTAGCGCATGGATAAAGCGAGGTACATTTAATGCAGAACTTTTGTTTAGTAAATGCGAGGGTATATCAGCAGATTGGTTGCTTTCAGGAGAAGGTGAAATGCTACGAAATGTTAGTAAACAACAAACTGTAGATAAAAATATATCTATGCCTAACAAGGAATTGATTAATCTATGCAAATCGTTGATAGAGAACTTTCAACAACGTGATGAGGTTATGGGGAAGTTGGTATCAATGGTTAAAGGCTTGTAGTAATGAAGAGTTTGTAAGAATTATTATAGAAACATAATATTAAATACGATGTGGAATAGAGATAAATTAATTTATTTTTCCCGAATAGTAAGGTTTTTTGCAAATAGCCGCATAATGCCTAATGGGAGTGAAGACGTAGACAATTTATTAGTGAAACCAATTAGGAGATTGGTGGCTGCAGTAGAAAATGATGAAAAGAAAGAGTGGGCGATTTTGTCAGAACAAACGTTAGGCATTATTGCCGATGTTGCAGGAGAGATATGGTATGCTATCGATAACCGTACGGATATTCGGGACGCATTGTCTAATGAGTCTATTGAAATACCTATGAAGTATAAAACCGAGTTATTTGATACTTATTATATTCCAACAGATGAACCTATGACATGGCAGTTTTTACATACACTGGCAGGGAGAATATCACGGGATTGTCAGAGCGAATATGGTAAGAAAGAGTAGTATATTAGGGAACAAATAATCAGGCTCACAGATACTAATCAAACGAATTGATGAAAAGGCTTTCATAGATTGGGGTCGTGTATATGTACTTGATACTTGCAATGGTACGGTGATTAAAAGACTGTTCCCTTCTGAGACAGCTGATAAAGTGTTATGTAAATCTATTAATCCAGAATTTCCACCTTTTCGAGGTGTCCCTATCAGATGTTTATGCAATGTATCGCGTGTTGATGAGTATGGCTTTGAAATAAATAAGCAAAAAATGAGAAAGAAGAAATTTTGGAGTATTTATGCAATATTTCTTAGCATAACTCTGATATTACCAATACTGGTTTTAGAAAAACATCATAACTGCGAGCATGATGATTGTTTCCGAATATATTATGATGACAGAGTCGGAATGTGTGTAGAAAAGGCATTAGATGAGATGTATTTTTTTATTGCTATATTTTGGGCTTCTGTCTTCTACGGGAGTGCTCTACTGCTATCAAAGACCCCGAATTATATTTGTCCTTTTGTGATCATATTATTAATATTATTACTGTCAATTTATGGAGCTTTAATAGACCCTTCCAAGTGGTTATTTGTTATAAGTTTATTCCCGTCAACAATACTGTTTGGAGTTGCGGTTTGGTTAGATAGCAAGCAATCAAAAATGTAATGCATAATTATTTATTCGTTTTAAGCCTTTAAATATTTTCTCATAATAAAGGCATCATCTTTTGCATTTGAATCCGTCAGAACGAAAATAAACAGCCAAATAAACGATTTTAATTTATCAACTATGTTGCACAATAATCAAACTAAACAAGATGAATAAGACAACAAAAAACAATAGAAAACATGGTTTACTTACACAAGCCGTCTAACTGCTTTATTTTAAGCAACATTTATCTGCGGCACAAGCAGCAGTGGAAGAAATGAAGTAATTTCTTAGAAATATATTTTTTAGGCGGTATACCATGTTTTTACGTAGGTATACCGCCTATTTCTTATGGTT